TATATATATATATATATATATATATATATATATATATATTAAAGAAATTATCACCATAGTTTTCATCTAAACCCTATATTAAGTCTTATTAATTATATTACTGAATTACTTTTAGATATAATACTCCTTCTTTTTCTTCAGGAGGATATTCATCCACTATAACAATTTCTCTTACTTCAGTAGATGTTACTACTTGTTTTTTTAGTTCATTACTATAGTATTGTAATCCCATTTTATCTAAATATTCTTTAGTTGCCATATTCTCACTCCTTATGTTGTTTCATACCATATATTATTTACCTTTATATATGGAGTTGCTTCTACCCAAGTTCCATTAACTTTTAAATAGGTATCACCTTCAACCCAACTTCCATTAATCTTTATCCACATTTGATTTCCACGAACTGAAATTGCTGGGATAGTTAAATAGTCGCTTGGGACATTCCAACTATTAAGAACACTTATTCTAAACTGTAATTGGTCACCATTTGTAGCATTTTGATAATATTCTAATATATTAAATGTATAATTAGTATTAGTAGTAGATAACCTATCCCAATCAGTCCATTTTTTTGTGTTATGGTCATAAATACGCCAGTCTAAATAATATCTTACAATAGAACCAGAACCACCTGAAGCCCCAGACCATGTTATTGTAATACTACCATCTTTTTTTATACTGCTATCACTTAATGTGTATGAGGTTGGAGGGCTAGGATTAATAAATCCAACAACTAATTCTGGACTATTTATCCATCCAGAGGCAGTTTGAACTCCATCCCATACTCTAATTCTATATTGATATTTTACTCCTGCAAATGGTTTCTGGTTATTAACATTCATTCCACTAAGAACAATTTCTTGATATGAAGTTGCTGTTTGACTATTTGCTATTCTTAACCAATTTGTCCATCCTCCTGTAGGAGTAGAAGACCTAACTTCTACATCATATAATATCCTTCCACTACTACCTGCTGTAGCCCCTCCCCATGTAATAGTAGGAGCAGCATTAATAGAACAAGGATTTGGAGAAATATTACACCAAGTAGGAGCACCTGGTGCAATATAATCTGGTACGTCTAAATTAATTTCAGTATTCGGAATTGAAAACCTAGAATTGCCAGGTGGAACTGTCATATTAAAACCTAAAACCATATCATTCCCATACCATGGGAATGTCATAGAACAACTTCTCGTTCTTGACCATTCATTAGTCGCATACCATCTATCATAATATCCTTTTATAGTAGCACTAGCATTATTTGCATCTCTCCACATGTTAAAATTAATTTCTCCATTATAGGCAATATAATCATTACTATAACGAAAAGTACATTTAACAGTGGCATTTACAGTAACATTTACACCATTTCTTGTTGCATCTATCCAAACTTCTGCTGTACCACTAGGAGCAGTATAACTCCATGAATTATAATAACTCATCTATATATTCCTCCTAACTATTAATTTTTAAATATAAATTTCCATTCATTCCTAGTGTTGGGTTTGGTTCACTATTACCATATAATACAAATGCTTGTTGGTACCATTGGCTCCATGTTCCATTATAATAATTTCTTACCCACGTTTGAATTCCTGATGTCGAATAATTTGTAAATGTTTGTTTTACCCCAGCATGTACTTCGATAAACAGACTAAATGATTGTTGGACAGGTATATTAGTAATAGTTGCTGCATCACTATTAGATGCATTATAATATAGCCCAGCTGTCCTGTAACTATTTAGGTTGGCATTTCTAGGAATTGCAACAGGAGTATTTAATTTATTATTTAATGCATTTGTAACCGCAGTTGAAATTGGCATATCAGCTGGAGAAACATTTTCAACATTTCCTAACCCTATTTGATTTTTATCTAATAATAAATAAAAGTTATTATTATAGTATCTTAATAATACCGTTCTGCCTGCAACAAGTGTATTTGCTCTTACCGTTGTGCCATCTGCAAATAATATTGGTCTTGCAGTATCTCCATTAATAGATAAAGTAATATTATCCATATTATTAACAGTAGGAATAAATGAAATTATTCCCATATCATTTCCAAATGTATTAGTTAAAGGAACTGGCACACCTGTAATTGTAATGTTATATTGAGTGTTTGTACTATTTTCTAAAAACGTACCATTTAAAATCTGTCTTGGATTGAATGGGTACATAGGTTCATACCCTGCACTAGTAAGTACTTGCATTATAATATTTTTTGCCATATATAACCTTCCTTTCTATTTAGATAATATTGTTTGTATTACTTTATCTATAATAATATTATCTGTATATTCTTCAGCTTTTTTATTTATAAAGTCTTGAGCTAACTTTTCTGCTTCACTTTTAGTCATTTTTACATAACCACTTTTTTCTGGATTATGGTCTTGAAAGTATACTAAAGCATCATCTATGTATATTAAATATGCTTGACCAATAGTATAATCTTTATTTTTTATTATATCTTTAGCACTTATTCCATTAATGCTTGATTTTTTATCCCAAATTTCATATTTAAATCTTTCATTTTGGGTATTTACAATTTTTTCTCTATCTTCTTTAGCAACTAATTCTTTAACTTCTTCTAATGAACTAGTTACTCCTTTTTCTTGAAGATACTGTAAAATATTATTTTCGTTAACCATTTATATCTCTCCTTTTATATAAGAGAGAGTATATTTCAACTCTCTCATTCTTTTACTTCCAATCTGTTGGAATACTATTATAATCACTTAATTTTGTACAACCTTCAAATGCTTTTTCATGATTTGTCAATGTGGTAATTTTTTGTAAACTTTCAATCATAGCAGTTGCATTACCAGTTAAATTAGTATTTCCAGAGAATAAATTAGAACAATTTTCTAATGCAGGTATGATATTTTGCAAATTATCCCAACTATATTGTGGATTATAACTATCATAATTACTTGAAATATCCCTTGAGAACGTTTGTCCCATAAACATTCCCTCTATATTTTTAAGTACTTTACTCGTATAGATAAATGGAATTAATTCATATCCTTGAGCATCAGCCATTTCACATCCATTCCATAAATAAGAAGCATCTTCAATTTTTGTTTGTACTGGGAATAATAATGTTGGATTAGCTGTGTTTTCTCCAATGAACCCTACATGAGCATTTTCAAATAGGTGAGATACATTTACAAGTTCTGGATTATTAACAAATAAAACTTCATTTAAACTTAACCCACCATATGAAAATGGATTTTGAATATTCCAACATGATGAAAATGCATATGAAATATCTTGTAAATTTGGACAATGATAAAATATTCCCATAGGAATTCCATTATCTTCACTTCCTAAATTGTAACATCCATCAAAAATATGGCTCATATTTGTTATATTTGGACAATAAGTAAATAATTGATTATTCACCTTAGTTTCATCTATTACCTCTACTGGGAAATCTCCACTTTCATCTAATGTAAACACATTATGAACTCCGACTTTGGTTAAGGCAGAGCACTCATCAAACAAATAAGAAACATTTGTCAAATTATTATTATGACCAAAGATTGTAGTATAATCTCCAATATTTTTTAGGTCTAAGCTTTGACATAATTGAAACATTCCTTCTGCATTTTGTACCTTGTTTCCTATTACATTAGGAGTAATAGTTGTTAATCCAAAGCAACCAGCAAACATATAACTAGCATCAATTACATTTTGCATATCAAATGTAGGCATTACAGTCATCCCTAGACAATCAGTAAACATATAAGACATATTGGTTACACTAGAAGTATTCCATGCATTTAAGAAAGACCAGTTAGTTACTTGGTCACATCCTGAGAACATACTTGCCATATTAGTACAACTTGAAGTATTAAGATTTGGGAAATTTAATAATGCTGGACAATTAGCAAACAAATAAGACATATTAGATACATTAGATGTATCTAAACTTTCAAATCCTAAATCATTTAAAGAACTGCAATTATATAACATAGAAGACATATCAGATGGAGTAAAAGTTCCATATATATATATTCTAGTTAAATCAGATTTATCTTTAAATAGGTTAGAAGCATTGCTAAGTTGTTCTAATCCTGCATTCTTAGTTTTTAGCTTCCCAGTATTCTTAGAACCAATCTCAATAACTTTGTATGTTGGATTATCTGTTAAAATTGTATTAATATTTTGCTTTAATATTGTTCCTGTGGTATCACCATCACTACCCTTTGGTATATAAACAGTTTGTCCTTCTGTTGTTGAAGTACCACTATATATTATATATTCATATTCTGGAACATTATCTGCTAAATACACTATTCCAGTATTTTTATCTACTGCATATACATCTATTACACTTCCAGAAGTAGTAGATAATAATTTTACATAGTAATATAAGGAAGTTGTTATATGTGTTTGAGTTTCAGTATTTACATTACCATATATATTTTGAACTAATTCATTGGCTACTTCTTCATTTAAATCAGAAGATGGGTCATAATCTACTATTGTCCAATATCTGTTTAGTATATCTAATTTTTCTTCTGCACTTAATCTTCCTAAAGATGTATTATGAAGCCATAATGTTTTAGTGGTGGAAGGTGTCATAGTTACTAAACTATCAGAAATATTAATTAAACTGTCATGTGTTAATAATGGGCTATCATTAACATAAAAATTCCTAGAAATTGTAGGCATTGTATTAGTAGCCCTGTCTTTAAATCCACTTAAATTAGTTAAAGCAGTACAACTTTGAAACATATTACTATTACTTACAATATTACTAAAATCCATGTTACCAACCGTAGTTAAAGCAGTACAATTTTGAAACATACTATTCATATTAGTTACATTTGCATCAAAAATATTGTTACCTATTGTTATCAATGATGTAGCTCCTTGAAAAAATCCACTTGGAATTGCTAAGCCCTTTAATGCATTATCTCCAATAGATGTAATCTTTGTTACATCAAATATATTTTCTACACTTGCATTGCTACCATTAAAACAATTATTTGGAATAATAGTAATAGGACAGTTTTGAAATGCATTATCATAATTAGTTGTATTCTGTGCGTATTGGAATAGTCCTTCTGGTATAGTTGTTAAAGATGTGCAATTAGCAAATATACTAGCATAATTAATTACTGAACCATTAGCATTACCAAATAAGTTAGATGGAACTGAAGTTATTTTATTACATCCTTGAAAAGCTAATTGATAATTAGTAACCAAAGAATTATTAGCAAATAAATTATTAGGTATAGATTGTAAATTAGAACATCCAGCAAATATACCATAAAAATTAGTTACATTTGTATTATTACTGAATAAACCTGAAGGAATACTAGCAATACCTTTACAGTTAAAAAATGTAGTACTAAAATTAGTTGCTAAATTATTTTCATCAAATAATCCTACAGGTATACTTATTATTCCACAATCATTAAATGTATCTACAAATTCTGTAATTAAATTATTATTATCAAATAGACCCAAAGGAACTGTAGTAAGCTTAGTACAATGAGCAAAAACACTATTTGCATTAGTTATAGAAAGTGATTGGTCAAATATCCCATCACAAACATTTTCTAAATTTGGACATGTATTAAACATATCTGTAATAGTAGAAAAATTTAAAATACACTTAGTTACAGACTTTAAGTCGTTTGCAATGTTACCTGTAAACTTTAACCTATCTAAAGTTCCCATTAACTTTATAGTATATTCTCCATCTTCAGCATAAGTATGAGTGGCTTGTGGGTCATTATAAGTAGTTATTTTTGTTGAAGTTAATCCATCTCCCCAATCAATCCAATAATCATAGTTTCCACCTTCAGGAGTTGGTATTGTAACCTGCTTTGAACCTGTACTATCTAATGTTGTATTAATTACCATTTCAAAATCTGATGGAATATCATCTATATTATATTGTTCATTATATCCTCTTATATCTGAATTTGCGAAATCAATTCCACCAATAGCAAATCCCCTAGTTCCTGATACTAAAGCATTTAAACTACTTCTTTTATAATTCATAGGCATATCTGTTACCCATTCATTATTGGTTATATCATATTTCTCATTTGTATCTACACTATACCAACTTGAATTTAATCCTCCAACAGCATATATCATTCCTGATTGGACAAATGAAGCAAGATAACTTCTTGGAACAGCTAAAGTATCTTTTTGAGACCATGTATTAGAACTTATTGTATAAGCTTCATTAATACCTAAAGTATTTTTATTATTATCAATCCCTCCAATAGCATAAATTGTTAATCCATCAGTTGCTAAGGTATGACCTCGTGTCAATGTTGGTTTTGAAGTAATTTCAGTCCAGGTATTAGCAGTTGAATTGTAAGAATAACTACTTGCAGTTAAAACATTATTACTTGTTTCTCCTCCAATAATATATCCCAATGCTTCTGTAGACACAGCAGATGAAATTATAGGTATAGGATAGGCTGTTTTAGTTGACCATGAATTAGTAACACTATCATAAGCTTCATTAACACTTAATATTGTACCATCTTCATCAACACCTCCAACACAATAACCATTATTTCCAATACTAAATCCTGCCGCTCTAGCTCTTACTGTTGGCATTTCTGTTTTCGTAGACCATGTTCCCAATACTGTATCAAACATTTCTACAGCATTTGTTCTTTCAAAATTAGACTTAATTCCTCCTGCTATATATATATTAGTACCAATAGAAAAAGCAGAACTGGCAAATCTTGGTGTTGGTTCAGGTTGCCTAATTCCCCATGTAGTAACAATAACTTCGTCACCTTGTGTTATTTGAAACCAAAAATCACCTATATCATATCCAGATGGTATTGCTCGCTGAATTGGTGTTTTTGCTGGTAGTTTTGGCATTGAAATTACCACCCAAGGATAATGATTTAAGTTAGGTTCATAATTAGTATTGTCTGCTACTGCATACCACATTTTATTTTGAAATATTACAACATCTCCAACTTTATAATTTTGTGTATTATCCCAATTAAACTTAAAATTTAAGTTAATTCCACCATATCCTTGAAATCCTTTAATATCATATTCCCTCCAATACTGTGTATTGGTAGGAGGTGTTCCAATAGGAGGAGTAGTATTAGGATATACATAATATGCTTTCTCATTATAATAAACTAAATTATGCACATTATATTGAGTATTAGCATCCCACTCTCCCATTACTTTTGTAAAATCTATCATTTTTTGATATACAGATAATAAACCTTCTAAAAAATAATCTATATCAATTTTAGGTATTAATTCTCTTCTATATGTCTCATTTAATAAAATATTTATATTATCAGCATTCATAATCTGGTTTGCTACACTAGGATTGTTTTTTAAAATATTAGTAGCACTTGAAATGTTGTTATTCTGCATAGCAGTATAATAATCCATAAATGTAGCTTGACTACTTAAATGCATATCATCCATTAATTCAATAACTCTATTAGGCATTATTATCCTCCTCTCTTATATTACTTGATACCATTGGTCTCCAATTATCTGGTCTGTTGGTTGTATTTCCGTTACAGGTATTTGTATTGCTGGTAATGCTGTTAAAATCTCTGTCCAGTATGCCGAACCATTAGCAGGTTGTTGCCCTCTATTTACTTGAGTAGATACCCACCATTTATTACCATATACTACCACATCATTTACATTATATTCCATTGTACTATCCCATACCCATGCAAAAGATAAGCCTTCTCCTGATAATCCTCTTTCTCCTCTTAATGTTAAAATTCTCCAATAATTTGTATTAGTAGGGGCAATACCTGTATCTGGCTGCTGAATACATAAATAAAGAAATGTCCCCTCTGTAGTAGTATAATCTACCATATTGTTTTTATAATATTGAGTAGTAGGACTATATACTCCTTTATAATTAAATTTATCTACTTCTGCAACCCATGTAGCTTGTTTTTCTGTTATATAATTTTTTATATCACTATTATAAAATCTTTCTAATGCTAAAATAGCATCCCTGATTTGGTTATAATCATTTGCATTAAATATTTTACCATTTAATTGAGGATTGGCATTTAAAATTGCACTAGCATTAGCAAAATCACCTGCTAATATAGAAGCTTGAATTTGAGCTACCAACTGTGCATCTGTAGCATTAGTAATATTACTTTTCAATGTTATATTATCTAATTCTCCAGGATAATTTGTAAAATCTAAATCTGGATATAAAGCTGACATTATTTATTCTCCTTTCTACGTCTTTATTATATAGTTAAATACTAATGAAGGTTGAATATTATTATGGGCTTGACCTCCCCCTGTAGGTCTAACATTAGAATACCATCTACCTTGGTTATAACCATCTAACATAATTCTATCTATCATTCCTGCATCTGAACCTCCACTAATAGCAATATTGTGAGTATGACTAGGCATCTCTGCAACTGTTAAAGTATGAGTTTCCTCCCCAACACTTTTACCTAAAGCATCAAATGCACCATTAGTATTTAAACCAACTGCAACTTTACCTCTCATATCTGGTAAATTAAAAGTAGTTGAATTGTCTCCTTCACCATAATTAGTTCCTAATATAGCAAATAAATCAGCATATGTAGTTCTATTTATTGCAGAACCATCACATAACAACCAACCTTGTGGTGCATTATTTCCACAAAATGGTAGAATACATCCTGTAGGTACTACACCATTTGCAATACCATTTTCTATATTATTCATTCTAGCAGCAGTAAATTTTGTTCCTTCATTAGAAACCACTCCTGGATAAGGAGTTAATGTTATTGTTCCATTATCATTTTGTGTCATAGTAAAAGTCATAGGAAATTCAACTTGTCTATCTTCCCATACTTGTTTTTCATACATAATAATTCTCTCCTTTCATTATTCATAATATGGAAATTGATTTTGTTGTGTAGAATAAGCTTCCCCACAAGATAAGTATTCGTTAGTATATGAAATTATTTCAGGCTCATCTTCATATACTTTAATAGCATTAATTACCATATTTGAACCCACATCTAATGGTATTTCCAAACTTTTAATTAAAAATTCTCCTATAATACCTATCTCTTCATTAGTATGTTTTATCTTAATATTAACATCATTTAACCAAGGAATTGGAACAGTTTCTAATGTAATAGCATTATTCATTCTAGCATGTAAAAATAATTCATAATTTGCTCTCTGTCTAGCTAAATCATTATTATATATACGTTCATCATCCACTATGTAATTAATTTGTCCAATTGAACTAATATTAAATGGGCTATCACTTAATGTGTCCATTCTTGTAGCCATTACCTGCTCACCCGTATCTAATAACCTTCCGTATACTATAATATTATTTTTAACATTCTCAAAATCTACATCTATATCATCATTAATAATTAAACTTTGAGTTAATTGGTCAAAATCTAATACTACAGGCTCATTAACACCATCTGGTATTTGTTGCCAATGAAACACACCATCTACATCAAAAAACATCTCCCAACCAGCATACAAGTCTCTTAATTCTACTAATAAATCATATACAGTAGAGCCCATATCTTTTTTTATATCATAAGGAACTGTATATCCTACATCCTCAATAATATATTTATTAAATCCTCCCAATTGAGTAATAGTTTGTTTTACAACATCTGCCACTTTACTTTCTGCTGGAATAACGGTAGTTACAGCTGGTAGTTGACCATTTCTTCTACCTGATAGTTTTGACATTAAGTCTAATCCTTCAAATGTTATTGTTCTAGTTGTAGAATTATATACCCCATTTGGATTATTTATTAAGAATATTCCCATATTCCACCATACTGTATCCCCATTATTTTTAGGGTTATCTACGCCTTGATATACTCTGATAAATTTATCAATCCATAATTCTCCTCCAGGAGAAATCATTGTATCTACTCTATCAACTACCAGTGTAATGCTACAGGTTCTTCTAATATCTGAAGTTGCATCAACACTAATACTTCCTGATGTTACTCTACCTTCTAAAGAATTTACAGTTTGAAAATTAAAATTTAATACCTCTACTTTTATTTTAGTATTTCTAACCTTCATCTGTATTAAATCATAATCTGTCTGTGTTGGAGTGACTGCCACCTGTAAACACCTACCTTTCTAATTATTTGCATAAATCAAATTACTATCATATAAATCTTGTCCACTATCTGGGTTCCCAATTTCAGACCAGTTAAAGTCAACTCTTGCAAACCCCATACCTATTTCTGAATAATAAGTTACTGGTAAATTATCACTTAAAGTTACCAGCCAAATATTTCCATTAAAATCCTTTAATATTTTTGCAGAAGGGGTGGCTAAAAAGTTTTTAATAGCTTGTAATCTTTCTACAGTTTGTTTTCTATCTAATTGTTCGTCAGCTGTAAATACGATTACATTTCCACCAACTGTACCTTTATCATAACTTAATTGTCCATTACTTATTACAATAGGATATTTACTGCCATAAGGTTCATAAGTAGCTGTTAAATGTACTCTTTCATTGTTACTATAACTTGCACCTTCCTTAAATTTATAACTGCTTTGACCATCTGTAATAAAGACCCCATAAAACTTAGAAGTAATACTATTCATAGAACATTCACCTTCAACATTTCCAATTATAGGTACAATAGCATATTCATAATCAGTATCATTTTGAGCAAGATAATCATATCTTACAAAATCTATATCTGTAGGATTTTCTACTGGTATATTATATAATGTATACCAATCGAAAGTACCTTTTCTTCTTCTTTTTATTTTTATACTACTAATCTGTGTTACAACATAATCAATATTACCAGCATTAATATTTCCATTAAAATCAGCATCCATTTGTGTATTTAAATCCCATGCTCCAGGATATGTTGTAATATATGGAAAATCTACATCTTTAGTAATATTAAAATGGTCATATATTCCATTCTTTAATATTACATCTTCTATATTTATCAAATTTGTAGGAACAGGTTGCCAGCAATACCTGTCCTGCAAAAAATTATATCCTAAAAATATCATATACTAGCCACCTTTCCTATGCTTTTGTTGTTACTCTTTGGCTCATGCCACCAATATTCCCTGTTAAATCAATTGCTTCTACCCTAATTGTATAGAAGGTATCTGGATTTAAATTAGTAAATGTATAACTATTAGTTGAAGATAAACCATCAACAGGAATAATTTCATCCCAACTTACCCCATTATCTTTGCTAAATCTAACTGTTCTCAAACCAGTTTCATCTATAGAATTTGCTGTCACAGGAATTTCACTTTGTGTAATATTATCAAGATTAATATCTAATGTCACTATTGGTTTAGTTGTGTCTGATGGATTATCATCTTCATTATAATCTCCTAAATCCTCAATTTTTAAATCAAATAAATTATTTTTTCTCCTTAACCATATAAATACTTTACTAGCATCATCAGGAATGTCAATATAATTACTATGAGCAAAATAAGGCATACTATTTGCATTATAACATTTTAATTGTACATAAGCATTTTGTGTTTGCTGTTCTGTATAACTATCTGTATAATCAAAGCCTATTGTTCCTAAAGCTTCATTATAAGTAAAAACATTAGAAATTGGATTAAATGTTTTTAAACTCCTTAATGATTGTGCTTGAGCATCAGTTAACGGAATTACACTTGGAGTAGAACGATAGTATTGAATTGTTACATGATTTTGAGTTATAAATGCTTTGAAATCTTCTACATCTGTAAATCGCATATCTGTAATAATTATATTTGAAGTATTGGTTAAATATATTCCATCCTGTGTATCTATTAATGTTAATGAAGTAAAAGTTGGATAATAATCACATATTCCTTTAACTATTAATTCTGATACTGTAATTTGAAATGTATGATTTGTATTGGTTCTTTTTATCCAATTTTCAGTTCCATTTAATATTATTTGATTGTTATTTCTAACCAAGCTAGGACTTGCGAAATATGGATACCATCCAGTTACATATCCTTTTTCTATATAAATGTGATTACTTGTTATTTCCTCTTCAGTTACATCTTTCGCATCAGGATTGTTACTTTTAGTAATAGTAATTGTAACACAATCTTTATGTGTTGTAAAAGCTTCACTACCTGTTATTACTACTCCTGATTTTTCATGACCTTCTTCATCTAAAAATTTTATTAAATTTCCTTGTGCATTATAATACCACAAATAATAAGTATTATTCTCATCTTGCATTAATATATATACCGTATCTCCTAAAACAGTAGCACTTTGCGTTTCCTGATTTAAAATATTTGGTGATGTCAAAGCTACCAAATCAGCTAAATTCTCAGATGCTGGAGCCATTAGTGGAGCATCTAATGTTAAGATTGAGCTTACATCTTCATAAGGTTCATATTCGCTAACAGTATCATTAGCTTCAATTTGTATATTCCAAATTTCTAAAAAATTTGATGCATTACTGCTATCCAACTCAACTATTATTTGCAAATCATATATTTCTTCAGGTGCTGTAAATACCCCATTATTTAAATTAATTTCTTCTAATGGTTCTTGACTTTCTTTTTCTGTAGTATATAACTTAAAAGATAACAAACTTCCACTATAATTATAAGAAATAGCATAAGTATCTCCTGAATTTAAAATATTTTTACAACCTATAGCCAAGCTACTATCTTGATTAGCTAACTTAACTTGTATGTTATATCCATTTTGTATACTTGAATAAGTAACATTACTTTTCTTCAGATATAAAGGAGTTTTATAATTATAAATATTTTTACCTGTTACTGTAGGATATATATTATATAGATTAGGAGCTTGATATTCTGTAGCAATACCACCTGCTTCTAATTGTATATTACTAATATCTACATCAACATCAGCTAAAATAATTGTTTCTACAAACTTAAAATACATATCTACATTAGTAGGCATAGGTTGCCCTTCTGAAGTCTCATCAGGGACTACAAATGTAATTGTGTTTCTCCCTGACGATAAATTAATATATTGCTCATTTTCAATAATAGCATCAGTCCATACGTTATTTGTTCCATATCCTACAGTAAAATATAAATCAGTAGTTGCATTATTTACCATATAATCAAAAGATAATGTATAAATATAATTTGGTTTAATTTTAAAATTACTGAAAGTAATTACACTATAATCTTGGTCATATTTAATATTAAAATCTTTGATATCTATCAAGTTTTTAATCTCTCCAACAGAATAAATTTTACTTGGATTTGTTGGACTAGGAAGATTACTTCCTATTTTTTGTATTGTATATCCTCTTATTGTAAGATTATTAATTTCATCTTCTTCGCTATTATCTAAGTTAATATTATGACCATATACAGTTTTATATTCTGGTAAATTTTTGATAACATCTCCTATCATCCATTTCATTTCTATTCTATTTGGTGTAGTACTAGAGTTAATATCATTTGTTAATGTAATAATGTTTTGATAAGGATTAAAATCTCTTCCCCATACTCTCATTGTAAAATCATTTTGAATTCTAAATCCTTCATTCCATTCTACCCACGCATTTGGGTCTCTTAAATCTACTTCTTTATCATCTATATAGATAGGTGGGTCTGGATTTGAATGACCATCTATTGCTACTATATTAGAAGATATTTGTATATATCCATTTTCGCAATTATTAACCAAATCACATATTGCAAATGAAGCTGGCTGTAAATATCTAACAGTAAAGTATCTCAATCCTGATGTTATAGGTGTCCCATTGATTGTTTGACCTGTCAATTCTATATAGTAAGATGTATCATTGCTCATACCAACAAAAGTATAAGTTAAAGAATTATTAGCCTCATAGTATATTAAAGGAGATTGGCTTAATATTTCTCTATTACTGTCATATAAAGTATATTGATAACTATTTAAAGCTTCACTCTCTTGTTGTAAATAAGTCCCACTAAATGCGTATGTACCATTTTCTATTGTTTCAGTTGCAGGAATATTATCAATTGTTAAAACTGGTTGACTATAACAATAAAATGGTACTGCAATACTAGATACACTTTCATTACCTCCACTATCTATAGTATAAATAACTGCATTATAATATCCACCATTACTTAAAGTACCAGCTGGAATAGTGTGCTCTAATTTCATAGTAGACTGGGTTTGATTATATACTTCTGCACCTGTTTGGTTGTTACTAATTACTAACCTATTACCAATTACTTGAGCTCCCCCAATTACAATAAAATCTATAGTATGAGATTTAGTTGCATCAAATGCTACAATTGGATTTAGTATAGGTTGTGTCAATTGTTGTATTGCCATTTAACATTCTCCTTTCTTTATATAATTAATATTCATATAATTATATAAAATATTTATATTAAGCAGTTCTTTCCCACATATAACATGTAATATATGGTTGTAAATTATTATGAGCTTGTCCACCACCTGTATTTGTGTTTGTTGAAGTTGTATTTTGTGTAGTACCACTAAAAGTATGAGTATGGTTTCCAGAATTATCTACTACTTGCACATTATCTCCACTATAACCAGTAGGTCTTACAACATCATTTACCCCTGTTGAGGAATTAACCCCAGCAGACAACTTGTTACCATTATGTGAATGATTACCTCCTGTACTAGTAGTTCCATTATATTCATGATTATGTGGATTTTGTACATGAGTATGCGAAGGCATTTCATCTACACTTAATATATGTGTTTTTTCTCCACCTGTTTTGTTAGATGCATTAAAATCTCCGTCTTCATCATCTACTCCTATTAAAGTTTTACCTTTTCCATATCGTGTCCACGTTCCACCTAAAAAATCTTGTGGAGATATATCTACTGTAGACATATAGATAGAACCAACAGGATACACTTTATCTAAAATATTACCTGATGAACCACCTGTAGTAGAAGTGTCTACCCATAACTTAACTGTTTCTTCTGTCGGTGCAACATCAGAAATCTCTACTTCTTCTATACTACTTCCTCCACCGCCAGTGGAACTAATTGTAATATCTTTACCTGACACCTGTAATGTTATATTTGCACCAGCTTTTATATTACTAACTTCTAATCTCGTATCTTCTAAATTTAATATATCATCTTGTAATGTATCTATCATATCTGCATTGCCCTGAATAGCATTTTTCAACACTCTACCCTGATTAGCAGATAAAGCATCTATTGAAGATGTAGAATTTAAATTATCAACAACTGTTGCAACAACAGCTTGACTTTGTTTCGCTTTTATGATATAATATACAGTAATATATGGTGGCAATGTAGAAATATTAGTATTTGTAGTATTATTATTAGTAGTTAATGGAGTAGACCCTGTATTTCCATGATTGTGAGGCTGAGAACCACCTACTGGCTCTACAGTAGAATACCATCTACCTTGGTCATAACCATCTAATACTACCCTATCTATCTGACCTGCTGTTGTTCCACCAGAAATTGATAATCCATGACCATGGTTAGGCATTTCTGCAATTGTCAATGTATGATTTGCTGTAGTATGTGTATGCCCTGGAATAGTATGATTATGAGTAATATCTTCAGATTTACTTCCGCCCACTTTACCAAGAGCATTAAAATCAGTATCATTTTTGTCTAAACCTACTGCAAATCTTGATGACATGTTAGGTATATTAAATGTAGTAGAACCATCACCAGCACCATATGTTGTGTCCAACACAGAAAACAACTCAGAGTATTCAGTTCTACTAATTTCTTGTCCATTACATATTAACCAGTTATCAGGAATAGTTTCACTATACCATTCTACTACTGAACCAATTGGCAATGTATCAGATACAGTTCCACCACCACTGCCACCAGTGGCACTTAATGTTCCATCTGACGTTATGGTTAAGTTTGCTCCTATTTTTACTAAACCTAAAGTTGTGGTTGAGGCTATTTGATTTGCAGTAATAAATACTCCATTCCCATCTCCATCATTTTCTAATTCACTGGTCTTTAATGGAACTAATATATTTACACTCTTATTTTGTATTTCTAAATCTACACCATTTCTTTTAATTAACTCAATTTTATTTACTTGGGCTTCTGCTTCTATACCATTTAATTTATTTAATAAGGGAGTAGTAAAATTATTATCAGTATGAACATAATTTTCATCATAAACTATATCTCCTGGCAATTGAGTTGTTGGTACCCTACTATTTGCTCCTAAAGTAGCAACTCCATTACTAACCCCTTTTTGAGATGTTGGTATAAAATCTAAATTAGGCAATCCATTTAAATCATCATAATTACCAGTCTTAGAAACTTTATGTAAAGAGACCGTCCCTCTCATAATCTCTTCTTTATTAACATCTAATGAAGAAGCATTATCAGTATTCAAAATTGGCTTGTTGGTAAGGTCATTATAATTTGTAGTGCCACCTTCTCCGCCACCTCCAGAACCTGGTAATGCCTCTATATATATATCTGAGAAATTATTTAAAGGAGCTTTAACCTTTACTATATCACCAATATTTAAAGTACCACTATAAGGCAACTGATATTCTTTCCCATTGATTTGTACAACATATATACCTGCATCTATCTGTTGAGTAACTTTTGCTCTATATGTTTTATCATATCTTAATGAAGCAACTTTAGGCTCCACTATATTATTAATTGCCTGAATAATATATGTTAAACCTTGTTTTGATTTAGTTGACATATTAAAACTCCTTTCTTTTATTGTCTTAAAGCAGATTGTGAAGTAGCCATTCTAGGTAAATTTTTTAATTCACTAATAAAATCTTCACTATCTTGAACATTTGGTAATTCTACTGTATTAATATATACTGTTTGGCTACTACTACTTGATACTTTATCATAATTGATACCACTACCAAACATACTAGAATTAGTTGCTACTTCTGGCAATGCATTAGATAAAGCTTGATTTATTCTACTTTGCATAGCTGAACTATATATTAATTCACTTGTTGCATCCCCTGAAGATGCTAATATACCCTGAACGGTATTATTTAAATTTGCTAATGCAGAATTATAATTATTTAACCAGTCTGTTGCTTTGCCTAAATACTCAGCACTATCTAGTCCATATTTTGCTAATTCATTTCTTAATTCTTCAAATGTTTGAATTCCTTCTCTATTAGCTTTGTCAATTAAATATTCTTGCTCATCTAAAAAGTTTTGTAATGCATCTATTCTATCTTGATAACTTTTTTCAATAGCTTCTTTTTCTTCTTCTAGTTGTTCAAGTTGGTCATCTTTTATTTGTTCATTTAAATCTTTTTGAGCATCTTCTAATTCTTCTTGAGCTTCTTTAATGGCATCTGGGTCAGCCTCCCAAACAAAACCTTGACCTTCTCTATATACTTGTAATGTTTTTTGCTGTTGAGCATTTTGAAGTTTTAACTTTGCCTCTTCTACTGCAAGAAGTTTTTCTTCCATCTCTTGTTGCTTGTCTATTTCATCATTTTGTTTTTCTAAAGCTGCAATTTGTTCTTCTAATGCTTTTAATCTTGGGTCATTCTTCATTTCATGCTCAAGGTCTTCAATTTGATATTGAACTTGGTCTAATCTACTTTGTTGGAATTCTTCCATTAAATCATTAAATTTTTCAAGTTTCTTCTCAGGTATTTCAGCCAATTGGTCATAATAATCTTTCACATCAGCCGTTAAATCTCTTATAGAACCATCCAAGTCTCTATTATCATCATTTAAATCTTGGATTTTATCTATTAAATCTTCTACATTTTTAGCAGCATCTCCAGTAAAATCTGATAAATGTTGCATGTTATTAATATATAATTCATTGTTTTGGCTATTATAATCAATAGCAAAACCTTGTTGTCTTAATTGATTAATAAAATCATTTATTTGTCCTACTTGAGCATTTTTCAAGTCATTAGTTTTATTGATTTGATTGTTAGTAGCCTCAATTAACTGATTTAAATATTTCTCCTGTTCGTTGAAGTTATCAGTATTCTTTAGTGCATCATTTAATTTATCCACACTTTCTTCAGCATTATCTAAAGCATTTTTATACCAATATAATGCATCTACTTCAGCTTTATATTCCTCCTTAGCAGATTTACTTGAAGAACCACCTGAGGACTTTTTACCTGAACCACCTGAGGACTTTTTACCTGAACCACCTGAACCACTACTTTTAAAACTACCTAAACTTATTGACTGTATAGCTGCAATCTGTGCATTTGTCCTAGATATAGCTTCGTCCATTAATTCTTGTGCCTGACTAGATGGACTATAATCTGTGGTTACTTCTTCTCCACCTTCCATTGTTTTAAATAAAGCTCCCAATTCAGCTTTACTACTACTAGCAGCAGCTCTAATTTTTAATATCTGGTCTACAGCATGGGTTGTATCTACCCCATTACTTTCACTAGAAACTAATCCTAATTTTTGAGCTGTCTCATCTAATGTGCCATTTTGGTCAGCTAAAGCTATCTGTAACAATTGTTGAGCTAAACTATCTTTGGCTGCCTGTGTAGCATTGTCTAAAGCAGCTTGACTACTCATATCAAATGCATCTTTATTTACTACTAGCTTCCCATTTACAACATCTAAATATTGTAATAAATTATTATCAGATAATTGCTGATACATTTCAGCAGTTAAATGACCACTTTCTGTCAACATGTCTTGTGCTTCAGTTAAAATTGATAAATTATCACTATAAGAAGCTACTTTATCAATATTACTATCAATTATACCTTCATAGTTCTGTTGGGCTTCACTTGCTTTGTCTATAGCTGAAGCTATTCTATCATATGCTTCTTCAGCTGTCTCAGACATCTCAGCATACACATCTTTCCCTTCACTTAGCTGTTGCATTTGCTCGTCAGTTAAATCATAAAATTCTTGAAGCCAATCTTTATTTTCTTGAGTAATTTCACCACCATCTAATAGTATATCGTAAAATTCTTCTGCGGTTTTTGCATCTTCTTCATAATTTTCACTATTTCTTTCTAACTCTGCATTTAAGAGCTTTATCATCTCTTCTTCTGCTCTGATATTTTCTCCATTTTTTTCTTTTTCTTGTGCTTGCTTCTCATATTCGCTTCTAAGACTTTCTAGCTCTTGTTTGTAAGCACCTGTATTATCCTTTAGACCTTTTAACTTCTCATTGGCATCATCTACAAATTCAGTAAATTCATTATATTGGTCTCCAGATAAAGGAGTAAACCAAGTCTCAGTTACTCCTCCTAAACCTGCACCACTTACTTTGTTAGTAGTCATAGAACGAGCAGCTGCTTCTCTCTGTTTTAATAGTTCATCAGTTTCTTGTTGAATTTTATCAATATTTTGTTGACGTTTATCTATCTCTTCTTGTTTATCTTGAGCTAAGTTTCTACTTGCCTGAGCATCTTCTCCACCAGCATCTGCAACTTTTAATAATGCATCTCTTTCTTCTGATAACTTTTTTATTTCATCTTCGGTTGTTTTGATTTTATCTTTTTTACTTTGTATTTCTTTATCTGCTTCTTGACTACTTTCTATAGCTGCCGCAGTAGCTTCCTTCTGTGCCTGTGTAAAATAATTTACAGCAGCTACGACCCCTGTTATAGCTAAAGCAATTACAGACAATAAAGGTACCGCAGCTTGTATAGCTGTTCCAGCAGATATAACACCAGCAGAAAAAGATTTAAAAGCAGCAACAGCATTTGGCAAAGCCATTATTAAGGTAGTTAAACCATTTTTTATAATTCCTAAACCTGAAGTAAATATTTTAATTGCTTTATCAACAATTAATCCACCCTTAAATGCCATTAAAGCAGCTGTTGCTGTAGCTAATACTACAGGAAGACCTCCAATTTTATCAATGAATTCAATTAAGCTAGTAGTTGCAGATAATATATTTTTTATAAAATCACTATCAATAGTATTACGAGCAAAACTTTGCCATGCTCCTTCTAACTGTTGCATTCTTCCTTGTAGACTATTCATTCTTTTTTCATTTTCAGCAGCTGCACTACCTTCACTTTCTAAAGCAGCTTCTGTTGCACCTACAGCACTTTCAAAGTTTGTCATGATAGCTGTAAATAATGACCTTTGAGTTTTTCCTGCTACGGTTTCAGCCAATTCTTGTTTTTCTACTGAAGTTAATGTATCCCAAGCACCTGCTAAATCTTGTAAAATATCAAAAGTAGAACGTAATTCTCCTGTTTGTTTATCTATTACACCTTGCCCTCCAGTAATAGATGCTATATATTCGTCATTTTCAGCAGTTAATCTTGCTGTAATAGTTGATAATCCATTAGCAACCCTTCCAGGTTCTCTTAAAATTTCTGTACCAGCTGTTACTAATCCAAATGTTTCCTCTAAAGTGTTATTACCTGCCGCCATTGATGCTGAAGATTTACTAATAGCAGTTGATAAATCATTTACACTTACTGCATATTTATTTGAAACTTCATTTAATGCATCTACTATATGACTACTACTATCTGCTTCTAATCCAAATGCCTTCATAGCTGCAATTAAAGTACTAGCACTACCTTCAGCAGTAGCTCCTGCTTCTGATACATTTTTAAGCATAATGGCTTGTTCTCCTAAATCTAATGCATCTTGAGCTTCATATCCTGCTTGGGCGAATAAAGTAGTAGCATCAATAACATCTTTACCAGTAGCTCCTATTTGTTGTCCAACTGAAAAAGCATCATCTGCTAAACTTTGTAATCCACTTGAAGTCAAATCTGTTACTTTATCTAATTCAGTTAAACTTTCATCCAAATCAAATACTTGTTGAACCATATCACTCATTGCATCTTTTACACCATGAATAACATCACCAACAACTTGCCAACTACTGAATTTACTAACTATATCACTTAATCCTTGAGTATGACCTTTTGCATTTTTTGCTTCTTCTCCTAAACTTTGTAACGACTTTGTTAAACTATTTACTTGTTTGTTGTCAGCTTTTATGCTTATATCTTGATTTTTTACTATACTATTAATTTGTTTTTGTATATCTCTTACTGAACTTTCATCTAATTTAGCAGTTAATACTACTTCAAATTTTGTTGCCATTAAATTTCCCACCTTCCTTTCTATAATAGAATAAAAGGAAGTCTATAATTATCCAAATCTAGCATTTTTTAAACTTGGAATACTTAATCCTCTATTATTAAATTCAGTATATAACCAATTACCTAATTTTTGTTTTAATTCTTGTTCAAAATTGTCCCAAAAAGGGTTCCTAATTTTTGGATTTATAAAATCACTTTCTGGAGAAATGCCTGATACATTTAATAAATCTGGCAGTTCTTTTCTTCTATCTTTATTTTCATATATATTACCATGCAAATATGGAGAGCTATAAGTTGGTTGGGATAAAAGACCCTCATCATAAAACAAAGAAAATAAATATCCTTTTAAATCATTCTGAAGTTTAATATTCCAAGCAACATCTCTAAATTCATAAGAAGGTGTTCCTGTCCCATTTAAATAACTTTTATTAATACTAGGATGTCCAGTAACACTTTTACCTATTCCATAAGTATCAGTATTAATATGTTGTTGTAAAAGTTTTTTTGCTCTATCACTAACTGAAGTTATAACATCTTTAATAATTGATGAAAATACTTTTTCTAAATCCTCATCAGTTCTAATTGCCATTCATTATCACTTCCTATGCTTCAGACATTAGCTCTACATGAGTAGCAGGAGCCACTTGTTTACCTAAAGCTGGCATATTATTCCATACTATACTTTTACTTATAAGTTCTAATTTATCTTCAGGTAAATTTTCAATGGTTTCTGCTATATTTTTCATACTTTTCTCCATATCCTTAGTTGATGGTAGCTTGTTGCCTAAAATACCAAAACAATTTTCTAACATCCATTTATCATATTCTTTCTCTAAATATACTTGTATATCAAAAAAATTATCAATATTACTACATAACAAATCAGTAAATAAATGAGAATTTAAATCTTCTCCCTCCAAATTACTAGTATCTATATTAGTACATAAATCTAATATATCTTTTATGTATCTTAAATGTAATAATCCATACTTATCCTCAACATCATTATTATATAATATTGTAACTTTTATATCTTCTAGTATCTTTTCATAATTCTCTAAAGTTATATGTGTGTTAATTTTTACATTCTTGTCACAAAATTCTATTTCCTTAATATCAAATTTTGGTAATGTTATCTTTACTTTTCTTCCCATTACTATTCCACCTTTCATTCTAAAAAAATAAGAAGAATAACCTTAAAAGTTATTCTTCCTACTTAATATACCTTATAAAGATATAAGTTTATAAATAACCTATTAAGTTATATCTATTGAAGCACTTTCTTGTAATGTTTTTCCTTTGCTGTCAGACACCTCTACTGTTATCATTTTTATTGCTGCTTCTGCAATTTCTGCTTTATTTTTCACTTCAGTACCTGAAATTTCAAATTCAGCATTATCCACATCATCTGGTACTAATATATAAGTATATGGACTAGTTCCTCCCTCTACAGCTAAATTAGCCACAACAGTACTTTCTACCAATGGAGCTGTTAAACCTTCAACTGGTGTTATATTTAATGCTGTAATTTCTGGGTCGGCAGCACTAACAGGAATGTCAAATCCTTCAACAAATGTTTTGGATTTACTGTCAGTAACCTTTACATATATTTTATAAGTTTTTGCTTCTGTTAATGCGTTACTTCCAACATTTACTTTGTTATCTACTATTACAAAACTTGCATTATCTGCTCCTGCCTCTGCGTTCTCCTCTAAAGTATATACAAATGGAGCTGTACCACCTTCTGCTGTCATAGTTAATACTGTTGCACCACTTGAAACATTGCTATTTCCAACACTTAAATTAGGAGCCAAATCTCCTCTAATTGAAGTAATTTCTGGAGAACTTACAGATAATGCTAGCGAACCATCTTTAGTTTTTCCATTTTTATCAGTAGCTGTTACTGTGATATTATAAACTTTAGGTTCTGTAATTTGAGTTTTAACTTCTACTGTTGCTTCATAAATTTTGAACAAATCATTATCGCCAACACCTGAAGCTAAACTATAACTATAAGGGGCTATTCCACCATCTACAATTATATCAGCAACTTTACTATCAACATTTACTGGTGTAGTTAAATTACCAAATGCCTGAACTGTTACACCAGTAATTTCTGGAGCTGATACACTTATAGTAGCATTAGATGTTCTTGTTTTCTGTTCACTATCAGTTACTTTTACAGATATCTTATAGTCTTTAGTTGTTAATGGATTATCTTTAACTTTAATTGTAGTGCCTTCTATCTCAAATGAAGCGTTATCTATACCCATAGCACCATCATTAAATACATAATTATATGGTTCCGTACCACCTTGTGCAGCCATATTAGCTACAACTGCTCCAACTTCTACATTTGTATTTCCTTCTAATAATCCTTCTTCAGGAGTAATAGTAAATGATGTAATTGCTGGAGCTCCTAACATATCATTATTTTTAACCCTAACAACCATTGTTTGAGCAAAATCTCCGCCAAAAAGCCCCCCTAATCTAAACCATTTTAAAGCTTCTATAACTAGATATACTTTTGTTTCTACTTCTTCAATATCAGCTGTCCACTTTAAACTACTAGTCCCTAAATCAGGATATAAATAAGTATTAGTTATATCTCCATTCATAGCATCTTTGAATTCTTCTAAATTACTTAAATTATCTGGGCTTAATTCAAATTTTAACTCAGGTAATAACAACATACCTGTAATAGTTTCTCCTTCTCTATAAATATATTGAGTATAGTCAGGATTTCCTGATGGTCTTCTTCCATCTACTAATGTTTCAAATGAATTATTTAAAATAATCGCTGGAATATCTGTTTCGTCTTCTATTACTTCTGGTGCATAAACATCCCAATTTCCATATCCTAGTTCTAAATCTAATACATTTGGAACGAATATCTCTCCTGCTACAATTTCTACATTTTCAGGAACTCTAAATTTAACTTGCATATATCCTGGATTTTCTGTAACAGCTCTACATATATAATTATCTGAATTATCTCTGCTATTCATATTTTCTCCTTTCTGGATAAATTATTTCACTCCTCCAGTCCATTTTGCGAAACCTATCTTGTAATTAGATGTACCATCCACTTTATATCTAACCATTGGTCTGTTGTTAAATATACCAAAACAATCACAAGTTTCTCTTGGATTTAAATATCCAATTTTCTTAGTTAGTGATGTATCTGCATAAATATTTTCTATAGTACTACCATTCACATATTTTCTCACTGGTTCATCACTTCCTCCACTATAATCTTTATTATCTTCTACTGGTGTATTTTGTACACCTAGATATGTTCTTATTTTATTTAAAAATCTTTCCCAACCTAAATCTAATGTTCTATGTGGGCAATATTTTCCACTAAAATCTTGGTGTTTATATACTCTTTCAATACCCCAACCATATTGCTTTAATAAATAAGCTATATAACAAGCTGCTAAATCTTCAGCCTCATCAAAACGTTCTCCACCAGATTTACTATAACAAATTTCAATATTAATTTTATGAGCATTTCCGCTTCCATATCTGCCATCTCCTGCTGCATAACAACTTCTATCGAATGGCAACCCTGTTACAACTCTATAGTTATCTACTGCTGCATGAAATGAAACCTTATTATTATTTCCTAACATATAAGACACTTCTGACATAGCACTTGCATCATTTGCAGTATTATGAACTGCAATCCCATCCTTTTCTGTAACATCTGGACATTTTATAGAATATTTTGATACAGGACAAGTGACATTAGTTATTTGCATTGTCTTCACCTGCCTCGTACTCAACTTCAAATGTATTTTCTTTTATGTTCTTTTGATATAATTCTTCAGAAAATTCTACTGTTTCTTCAAAAATATTATCTTCCATACAACTATCTCCTTCCATAATATTTTATTCTTTATCTGTTGTTTCTTCCTTTGACTTGGCATCTAATGCTACCTTTATACTATCAAATATTGATTGAATAAAATAATTTATTGTTGTTTCATTAAGGAACACCTTTGCTGGTGCTGGTAAAGCATTTAAAATTCCATCAAATACTGCTTGGAATTTTTCGTTATTTTTACCTTTTTCATATGCTTCTTCTGCATGTGCAATTAAATCTATTGCAGTCTGTCTTAATCCTTTTAGTTTTATATGACTATATAATTTTAATCCAGCTAATACTAACCCAACAATTACTACAATAGCAACTACTATAATACTTAAAGTTTCCATTATCTCACATCCTTAAATGTTATTATTCTATATTATTAAAAATTCTAAATTCATCTTTTAATGTATTTACTTCATTCTCTATGTCTAATATTCTTTCCTCAACCATAAGCCAGTGGGCATCCCCACTAGCCTTCCTCTTATTATAATATGTTAGTTGTATTGCAGAAAAGAATAAATTATAGGCAAGTATACCCAATGTTAAGCATATTAAAAATATAACTTTTTTATCTTTCTTCATCTTATCCCCCTCCTAAGCTGTCCTTTTCCACATATAACAAGTTATATAAGGTTGCAAGTTGTTATGAGATTGACTTCCGCCAACATAATTAAATCCACGAAAATCATTCGCTGTATAGCTTGTGCCATCTCCATCCGTAGCTATATTCGCAAAAGCTCTATCATTACTTGTAAATCCAAAACCATCTACTGGTTGTGGTGTGCTTCCTGTTGGATTTTTCCATGAATTTATGCTTGGTTTATGACTAGGCATTTCGTTAATAGTTAATGTGTGTTCTTTCTCTCCGCCTGTTTTTTCAATAGTATTAAAATCTGTATCGCCTGTATCAACTCCAACAGGCACTCTACCAGAACCCCAAAGTTCCCAAGTTCCAAAGCCTAAATACGTTGACGGATTTGTGTTAGTTGTACTCATAATAATTTTACCTACAGGGTATTTTTTCTTATTATCTTCTAAAATTTTATTTGATACAATTTCATCTATATCTACATTTAATACTCCATTAGATATAGATAATCCTGTACCAACCTTAATTCCTCCCAATACGGTAGAAGATGCAATAGGAATAGTAGTTAAGTAACCACTATCATTTTGTAACTCGCTTACTTTTGTTGGAACTGGAATAACTATATTAGCACTACCATCAAATGATACTCCATTAATAGTTCTAGCTGTTTGCAATTTTGAAGCACTATTAGCATTTCCGTCTATATTAGCCTTAATAGTGCTAGGCAATTTTAAATTAATATTAGACGAACCATTTACTGGGGTTGTCACTGCTGTTCCTGTTCCATCAGAATTAACAATACCTATATTTCTAGCTGTTCCCCAATTTGCTGTTGTAATATTCGCACTACCATTAAAATTGGTTCCATTTATCATCCTAGGAGTAGATAACCTATCTGCACTTGCAACATTCATTTGTTTTAATCCGTTATAAAAATATTGTAATCCTTCTTTATTTAAAAAATCTTTTTGTGGCATAATATACCTCCTATGATGCTAATATAGTATCAATCTCCTCATTGCTTATAGGTACTAAATCTGTATCTTTTACATATCCAGTCAAGTCAACAGCAGTAGTTCCTATAAATTCAAATTTTCCTTCTCCTTCTTCTGGCTGTATCCATATATATTCATCATATGAATTATTGCCTGAACCTGAATTTGGTACTAAATATATTGTACCTTTTACACCTGATTGTGGTAATTTAGCAACAATTTGATAGTCAAATGATGTAATATTACTAATAGCACTATTAATGCTAGATTGTACTTGTGTATCTGTTTGGAAATTACTATCATTTTGTAACTCACTTACTTTTGTTGGTATACCTGTTACACTTAATGTCCCATCTCCACTTATTGATAAATTTGTTCCTACTTTAATTATACCAGCTGTTTCTGCTGTTGCTATTGGAACAGAAGTAATAAATCCAACGTCATTTGTCAATTCACTAAGCAATGTTGGTACTTTAGAAGCGGATAAAGTTCCATCTCCAGCAACTTGTAAGTTTGCTCCAACTTTAATTCCTCCTAACACACTAGAAGTGGCTACAGGTATCCTTGTTAAAAAGTTGCTATCATTTGTTAATTCACTAGTTTTACTTGGAATAGTTATACTAGATGAACCTAATGTTATCATTTGCCCAGAGATAGTAACATCTGTAATACCATATCCTGCTAAAGTAGTAGGTTTATCTGTTACATTTTCCCAAGCAACAGCATCCGCAACTCCACCACCAGTAATACTAAGAACACCTTGGTCACTAATTTGTAAACCTGCACCTATTTTAATACCTCCTAATGTTTCTACTGAGGCAATAGGTAACACATAATTTTTTAAGCTATCTAATTTAGTTTGATAAGCTTGAGTAAAGTCTCTTTCAGACAACCCTTTACCTTCTACTTTATCCACTTTACCATTAAATAAATCTTTTAATTTTAACCATAAATAAGATAGCCCATTATCATTAAGATATTTTTTTTCTGCCATTTATATCCCTTCCTATTTATTCAAAATATTATTAATTTCTTGACTTGTTAAAGCTCTATTTTCTACTTCTTCTCCACTAATATCCATAGATGTAGATGGGTTAACTCTCTTTATTAAGCTATGAGATGTTGTAATACTATTAAATACATCATCTAATGTTAATGATGTCCCTCCCCCTTCTACTGCCTGTACTATAACAACTGATAATCCATCATATCCAGCATCTGGTAATATAATTTGTTCCTTATTAGTTGGAGTTACAATTTTTTGTTGTAACAATACAGGAGGTTGCATCTTAACCACTCCTCCAAGAGATGGCTGTACTCTAAATTTAGCATAATAAGTTTCCCATCTAAAGTCATCCTTTGTTGCCTGAATAGAAACTTTTAAGTCTCCTGCTACTGATGTATCTCGAGCAGATAAATTCCACTTTATTTTTATATAATTTCCTTGTATTGTTTTGTTTGTATCGTCAATAATAACTTGATATTGTTCTCCATTAGAATTCATAACTAATATTGCAAATGTTGCATCTTCTAGGTTAAATCCTTGTTCTGTTTCTAATGGAATTAAAAATTCTCTAAATGAAGAATTTAAATCTCCCTCTACTGCTAAAGTTTCTTGCCCTGATGGTATAATAATCTTTCTACACACTACATTAATTGATTTAGGTTCGCAACCTACATTGCAACCTTCACCTGATGTGCTTGGCAATGGTGCTGTATTACTGTTACAATTCATCACTAACACCTCCATCTAATGAAACTAAAGCTTCGATTTTAGGGAAATTTTTTGTCATACTTGTATTAATTTTATCTAAATCTAAATCATTTTTATTTAAATATTCAATACAAATAAAACCAATTACATTTCCCAAACTATCTTTTAATCCAGTACCATATTTAGCTTCAATATTTCTTGTAGATAAATATTGGTACATTGTCATATCTACATTCTTTAATTCTTCCGCATCTTTTATAACACAATATTTCTTACTTTCAATTTCATGACACCAATAAGCCAACAAAGACCTAAACACATCTTTAAATTCTCCCATCATTGAAGTAACACCTATATTGACAACTTCATTTGTCATACTCATTTTCAAAAAAGACCTACCAGTCATATCTTTATTTCCATTATGATATCTAACTATACAAACTCTGGAAGCATTGGTTTCTTTTAATATAACATTTATTATATCAGTTATTTGCTTCTCTATTTGTGCAATACTTTTACTTTCTTTTGGTGTTAAATGCTTTTTTGAAAGTCCTTGAATGATATCCTGTATCATAGAATTGTAATTTTCACTTAATTTGTTATTTCTTTCTCTTTCTGCCTTTCGGTCATCTTCATATTCTTTTTGTCTTTTATTTCTATCCTTTATATATAAAAAGAAAATAACTAAAATCGCTAAACCATTAAATAATAATTGTGCCAGTGCAGTTAAAGTTGCAATATCTAATCCAAACATATTCCCACCTCTTTAAAAAGTAAAAAAAACAGGAATTAGTAATAAACTAATCCCTGTCATATTTGTTGTTTGCTTATTGCACAATTTCTATAGGTACTTGTATGAATGACCTTCAATAGTCTTGAACAATACCTAGAATATGCACATAGTTCATTACTTTTGCTACATTTTAAAACAATCATTTTATTTGGTTGTTTTTCATAAAATGCATATTTGCATAAAGGATATTCTGTACAACCCATTATTCACCAATATTAACTGAAATAAGGTCTTGTAATCCTTGGTAAGTTACTTTAATAGTTGTTTCACCTTGTTTAATACCAGTAATCCTACCAGTAGCATCTACAGTTGCTGTTTCTTGGTCTGTACTTTCAAATGTTAATGCACTATTATCTAATTGAACATTAGAATATGGAGTACTTCTTACACCAATAACATTAGCTGTAGCTTCATGAACTCCTGCCATTGAGAATGTCATTACGTTTGGAGATGCTACAACACTTTCTACTGGAATAACAGCTGTATCCTCTGTATTAATATATTTTGCATCTGCATAATAAATTTCTCCACAATCTGTAGCATATTCTTGTGCTGTTCCACCAATACCAAATGTAGAAACTGCATCTGATGTTAATGTTAATGAAATACTACCATTAAATTTTAATCTAGGAATTATAATTTGAATATATCCTTCAATACCATCTTGACTTAAAACATGAACTCTCATAACTGCTTTTACAGTTAATGGTTGTGTTTTCGTATCAATTGTAATTTGGTCTACTTGTGCATTATATTGGTATACAACTTGTAAAGAACCACTAAATTCTGCCATTCCAATATCTACACTTTTCCCTGTTGGTGTAATTGATTTTACTGCACCATTTGGCATTCTTACATATACATTTCCTAGTGGAGTATCTGCTGTTTCTCCAACACCATTTGTAAAAGAAACACATTCATCAAATTTATAAACTCCTGATAAACCTGAAACAATTGGTGTTCCTGTTTGGAATGCTAAATATTCCATTTTAAATGTTGCACTTTCTAATTCTACTGTTACAGTTTTACTATGCTTAATATCGAATAATAATGCATTTAAATATCCTCCTCTTTGTTCAATACTTTGAACTTCTTGTGTTAAAGTAGAGTTTGTTAAAGCTAAACCTTCTCCAATATAAGCATCTGTTACAGGATTAAAGAATAATACATCAGCTACAGATACTAAAGCTAACCCTTTATCTATTGCCATATTTTATCTCTCCTTTTCATTAAATTTTTTCACCATCTTTTAATGATGCCATTAAAGAACTTCCTTCAACAACAATGTCATCAAATTTTCCTTTAGGTTCATAATGACTTATCCAATGTGGTATGTCTGATTTCATTTTTATCATTCCACTTAATTCTAATTGTTTATACATATAATAGTCATCTTTTTTCATAATAATATTTAAAAACCTATTAAAACGTCTTATTGTCATATTCTCCAACTCACTAGTATCTTTATGCAATGAAAAAGCTACTATTGTTATTAAATCTTCTGTAGTCATATCTTGACCATTCTTTTTTACTGCTCTTAATTTGTTTTTCATGTTATTTAAAAATTCTTCTGTTCTAGCATCATAATGTTGTGGTTTTATGTCATTTTGTAACATAATCAATTGTCTGATTTCTTCAAAATCTTCAGAACCTATCATGATATGAATATACATTTTTTCTTGTAATTCTACCATTTTATCACTAATCGTTCTCAATTCTTCTTTTGAGACTTTACTACTTTTACATTTTGTTAATAAACTATTTTTTAAAATAGTATATTCTTTATTCAATAATTCATAATTTTCTGACCTTTGATAAACCTTTATATATATTTTACCATCTTTTTTTAGTACATCAAAAGGCTGGTCTTCACCTAAAACTATATTCAATACACATATCAACATATCCCATTTCATCTTAAAATTATCTTCATTTAACATGGCTTTAGTATATATATATTCCAAATATGGTAATCTTAATAATTCTACGTTTTTTTCATTTAGCCTAGAAACATCTAAACAATCTTCAGCAGAACTAAATATAGAATAATAAGATACAGTTGCAGGATATAATAATAATTGCTTATATTTCAAAGGCTTATCAAAAGCCAAATTCATTTTATTATCATAGCTTATATTCATTCTTAAATCCACACATCCATTGTTAATTGAAATCCTGAATAATTATTATTATAACTTACCTGAGATGCTCCTGCAAATCTATCTATTTCATTATTAATAAACATTTGAGATTTGGTTTTATCTAATTTTACACCATTTAATGCTTCTACTATGGTTTGCATAATAGCCACATCCCTCTTATCATTTTTAGACACATCTGTAGTAATCATCATTTCATTATTATTTACAATTACTTGAAAAATTATTCTTACTAAAGCATTAGTTCTTCCATAAGAACTAATATTATCTATAAATACTCTTACTTGAGATTTTGCTTGTATCATAGCATCTACAGTGTATTTTTGAAACAATACATTATATTGTTCTGTGTCAAATGAAGATTTACATATCATAGCTGCTTTTTCCTCATTTGTTAAGTCTGGTTCAGATAGTGGATTTTGTGAATATTTTAATAGTTTCCAAAAGTCAGGGGAATTTTCAAATAAATAATTAACTATCAAGGTAGGTAAATCTCTAGCTAACTTATAAGAATTATAAGCAGTTTTGTCAAAATCAAATTCATCACATGGAGAAAACATTACCAATTCCCCCCTAACCATATTGTTTTATTTATTTTATTCCCACTTGTATTATCAGTACACTCTATTATAAGTGGATTTATTTGATATTCTACTATATTTTCTATAGTAAAAGTGTTTCCATCTAATATATCTAAATGAAAATAATCTTTTGGAACACCACTTACTTCAATAGTAAATGTGTTCGTTTGCTTTATTCCGTTAACATAATTATATATATTAAACTCTACTGTTTTTCCTAACATTATTTCTTTTACATCAGGTAATAATACAATACCATTTAAATTACCAGAAGTTTCACCATCTTTAAGAGCACTATTAACAGCTATATTATCTTCAAAGTTATCTCCTGATAACTCAGGAGCTTTCATCATATATAACTCTATATAGTTTGGATTTAATTCCATAAATTTTTGTTTTACTCTGAAACCGACCTCATTAAATAAAAATCTATCATTTATTTCTATTTGAGAAGTATATTCATTTCTTTGTACAATTACAACAATATCTCCACCTGGCTCAACAACACCTTTATTACCCCACTTAAAATTAGTATAAGTCATGGCATCCTCAATTACACAAGGATAACAGTTAATTTCTCCATCCTTATCTTTCCAACGTAAAGAATTATTGCATTGCAACATTCTCCCTTTTACATTATAAAGATATTGAGTATCTAATGAAATTAAAATCCAAGTAGATAATTCTTTATGGTTAAAATTCCAATGAATATAATCACCTATTTTAAACTCTACTGTATCATATGGATAAGATTGGAAATATTTATAACCTACTATCTTATCTTCATCATTACCTTCATAAATCCATGCATCATAAGGTTTGCTATAATCAAAGTTTTTATATACAACCCTATAATCAGTACTAGTAGCAAAATTATTTTTAGTTAATTCTGTTATTTGACTATCCGTTTCAATATTATCATTTAAGTTATCATGTAATATTGAATTTATTCTTTGGATGCAATTGGTTTTGGTTGATACCTTAGTGGGTGTAAGCATACTGTTCTCGCCCCCAATCCTTTTAAACCTTTTGGTGCAGTACGATAAGAGTACATACTAATGTCTCCTTCTACTTCTCTTTTATATCCTTGATATAAAGCAGTAATAGTTTTTAATTGTTCAGCCTGGGAGTGCATTTTTATACTACCACCATATACAGCAAAATTTAATATCTTACTACTAGTCATCTGTTCTTCATAATAAGGTATATTCATAGCTCGTGCTAAAATAGCTTTTTCGTCATAATTTAAATCAGCATTAAAATATCCAATTTCATAAACTGTAATATTAATAATTTCTCCTAATGCTGGAGTTACATTTTCTAAAGTAATAGTATTGTTTTCACTATCCCAAATATAGTCATTAACTGGTCTGGCTTCTTGACCACAATCCAATTGTAAAGTAATATAAAAATTTGGGCTATCTCCTACATTTGGAGCTGGGTCTAATTTAAAAATATTATTTTCTCCATCACCTGTAAAAGAATATTCTGTAAGAGAAAATGGAACTAAATCAAGCAAATTCTTTCTGCAATCATATTGAAAATATGGAATTGCTAACTGCAAATATTTCCAACATAAATCATATAACATATAAGATGGTTTATTAAGCAAACGTTGGTCTGATTTAATAACTGCATTAAGACAATATATTTCTTCAAAACTTGTTGCCATTTTTCCACCCCCTTACATTTTTATATTTATCCTCTATATTGTTCTAAAGCTTTTAAAGTATTAATTCCTCTATCAAATTCCATATTAAAATAATCTTCAATAGCTTTTCTTTTATAATAATCCCAATCTAAAGTATTTTTTCTTATCATATCACAAATCCTAAATACTATACAATTAACAATACTACTGTTTTTCTTGTGAGTTGTTATTTCATCTAAATCTCTAATAATATCATTAATATCTTCTTGTGTTAATATTTCTATTAAATTGTCATCTGATAAATCAATATGTTTTCTTATATTAAATAATGCATAATTTTCTGGTTCAGCAAAATAGCATAAACCATCTTCAAAAAGTTTTCTAATTGAATGTTGTCTGAAAAATCTTTTCATGTCAGAAACAGTTACAACTTGTTCTTCATTAAAACGTAGTCTAATTTCCCCTGCTGGGTCTTCAGGTGCTCCCCATCCAATCCCTTGTAATACTCTACAACCAATTACTACTTCGTCATCTTCTTGCTTTACAAAAACTTTTTGAGAAGGCACCTCAGCTTTAACTTTCATTAATTCTTCCATAGCTTTCTTCATTTCTTCTACTTGTTTTTTTAAAGCAATTACTTCTTGATTTTCCTCTGGTGCTTGTGTTTCATCCATTTTTTGTTTTTCTTCTTTTAATTCAATTTCTTCTTCTTTAGATTTAACATTATTTTTCTTGTTTGCCATTTTCCATAGCTCCTTCCATAATAATCTATAATATAAACTATTGACATTCATTCTAAAATATATTATAATTAAAATGGGATAGATATCTATCCCACTTTAATTAAGCATTTACAGATTGAATACCATAATTAGCTTGTGTTGCAATAGCAGCATCAAAACTCATGAAATATTCATAGTTTTGTCTGTATTGTGAACCTTCTGTTGGCTCTTTAACTTTAACATGAACAAAGTTTTCTCTTACTAATTTAACTGGTTTGTCACCAACACTAGATAATAAGATAATTCTATCATTAGGAATTGCTCTTAATGTTGCTGCTGTAGCTGTTGTAAATGGTTGACTTAAATCTGTAAATTGGTCAATTACAACATTATCTACACCATATGCTCTTCCTAAGAAACCTTCTCTAATCATTTCATCTTGGCTTTGGAAACCATAATTAGTAGTAGCTAAAACTCCAATTTTATTAAATGCAGGTAATGTTCCGTATGCTGTAACATCAGCTCCTCCATTTAACATTTTTAAATCTTCAATCATTTGAATATAATTAGCTGAATTCCATGCATTTTGATAGAATGGAGTTCCATTAATTGGTGTGATTGAATAAATTTCATCAACAATTAATCTTAATTGTGCATATAATAATGCAAATGCAACTCTAGCTAATTCTTTACCCATATCATAGTTATTAGCTAAAATTCTAATATAATCCATTGTTGTACCAATACTGTATGGTTTTGGTGTAATTGTTAAGCTCATTCTTGAATAACTATCTAAAAATGTTACATTTGTTGTATATGAAGTTCTTTGAGCAATTGGTAATCCTTTTGTTTCAATTTCATAAGTTTTACTATCTCCAACATCAACTTCGTCAACATTTGCTAATCTGAAAATTTGTTCAGGTCTGCTTTTTAAGATAATACTTTCTAATACATCAACAATGATAGAGTTATAAATTGTTGCAAATGTACTATTAGAAAATGCTCTAATTACATCACCATTAGTTTTAATTTCACTAATTCCTGCTTTATCTGCACAGAATGATAATAAAGCAATTTTAGCTTTTTCATTTAAATCATTATAGTTATCAATTTCTTTATCAACTAAAGCAAAACTCTTGTCTGCCATTCTACTTAATGCTCCATCATGATACATAGCATATTTACAAACTTTTTCTAAGTTTTCTTTAATTACTTTTACTTCATCATCTTTTGATGAAAAAGTTCTAATAATTTCTAATTCTTTCATCTATTTTTCACCTCTCCTTACGCTGTAGCATCTGTAGCTTTAGCTCTAACAACCATTGTTTGAGCAAAATCTGCTCCAGACATACCACCTAATCTGAAATATTTTGTTGCTTCAACTGTTAAATAGTTTTTAGTTGTAACTGTTGTACCTTTAGCTGAATATGTTAATTCATATTGACCATTCTTTGGAATTAAATTATCTCCTGGTACAACTGTAGCTGCTGTTACTGTATTATCACATGCATCTTCTGATATTTCAAATCTTACTTCTGGTAATAATCTATGAGCAGTAACAACATCTCCTTCATTAAATAAGTATTGAGTATAATCTGCATTACCATCTGGTCTTCTTCCATCTGCTAATGTTTCAAATCCTCCATCTAAAATAACTGCAATGCTTTCTTTTGTAGCATCTGCAACTTGTGTTGGTGCATAAACATCCCAATTTCCATATCCTAATGCTGCATCTAAAGTTTCAGCTACTACTACTTGACCTGCATGTAAAGTAACATCTGCTGGAACTCTAATTTTTGCTTGCATATATCCTGGATTTTCTGTAACTGTTCTTGCAATATAGTGTTTTGCCATAATTTATTTCACTCCTTTTCTTATTTTTTACCTGCAATACTTGCATGGCTATTTGAAATAATATCATCTAAGCTATTAATTTCGCTTTTTGAAAATTTTAATGTGTTTAATTCAAATATTGGATTAACTGAATATTGAATTTCTTTTTTTGCTTCTTCAGCATTTTTTACTTTTAATGCAAATTCTGCAACTTTAGCATTAATTTTTTCTTTCATTTCTGCCATAGTGCATTCTTTAATTGCATTTTTTAGTTCTTTTGCTTCGTCTTCTGACATACAATGTGCGAATTTATCTACTTCTGCTGCCATTTCTCTTTCTTCTTCTGCTCTTTTGTATTTCTTTAATTCATTTTCGATTTCAGCGTTTTTGATTTCTAAAGCATTAGCTTTTTTCTTCCAGTAGTCTTTGTCAGCATCAACATCATCTTCTAAGTCTTCTTCACCTTCGTCATCTTTTTCGATTTTGTTTTTCTTAACATCATCTTTAGCAAATCCAATATCATCACATTTATCAGAATTTTTTACTTCTTTTTTTTCTTTTTCTTTTACATCATCTTCTTGTGCATCAGCATCATCTCTGATTTTTTCAATGTCTTTATTGTCTTTGTCTAATTTGTTTTCAACTACTTCTTCTTTTTTGTCTTTATCTAATTCCTTTGCCATCTTTTTTTCACCACCTTCATCATTTTTATCTATGTCAAGTTTTTTATATAAACTTTTCACCTTATTAACAACAGCTGTTTCTCCATTTTTTTCAGCATAGGCTAAGGCACTCGCTAAACCATATCTGTTATAAACAGCTTTACCATCTTTAATTTCCATAATTGGATATTTAAGCTTAGAACTTGGAGCTTCCTCCCATCCTTCTTGGACATCTGCATAAACATCCTTAACTAAAGATTTATAATTTTTAGCTTCTAAAACCTTTTTTCTTAATTCTGTTTTATTAACTGACCCCCAGCTACTTTCTGATAATGCTTCTTTAGATTTATCAACAGTGATGGCTTCTCCTGTTCCGTAATCTTTTTTAGCAAAAACAACTGAAGTGAATTCTGAGAATGTTTTTTCTTCACTAGTTTCCTCATAAGTTCTATGAACATTTTTTTTATCATCCATTAAAACAGTAACTTTACCATCTTTTACTTCATAAGGAACTTTATAATATTCAGCAGTTTCATTATCTCTAATTATAGCAACCTTTTCATCACTATAAATTTCTTCTACATAATATTTTCTGCCTTCCCATTCTCCATCATGGTACTTGTACTTTTCTAAGTCTTTCCATAATTGTTCTTGAAGTTCATTATTACTTAGACTTTTCAACTGACTATCACCCACTCTTTCTTCTTTTAAATTGTTAATCCAACTTTCCATAACTTCTCCACCCAATATTTCAAAAGTTAAACTTTTATTTTTATCTTTTGAGTTTAAAAGTTTTTGGCTAATTTTATTAACTTTATTTTTATCTATATATGTTTCATTGGCTAAACCTTTAGCCATTGCAACCTCTTGAGTTGTACATCCCTTTCCAATACTTTTATATGATTTAAGACCTTCTTGTACTGCATTTTGTACTTCTTCTGGCACTTCATATTTCATATTGTTTTGAGAAAAAGTTAAATAATATTCATTTGCTTTTTTTACATCATCTTGGTCATAAGCAAATCTAAGTACTTCTAAATGACTTCCTTCAATACCTTCCATTATTCCTTCACCCAATAAGACACAACTTAATAATCTGAATTCATTAATATCTAATATACCAGTATTTTCATCTTGTACTCCATCAATAACTGCTAATTCAATACTAACCTTTACATCTCCCCTTCTTTTTAAAATATTCATTATTACAGGGAAATAATTTTTCCAAATTACTACCTTTGCACTTAAATAAGTTTTATCATTATCTCTTTCTAAAAATCTAAAAGTAGAACTTTCAGGAATTGTACCAAAAGCTATAAATTTATTCTTTTCACTTTCGGAACGAGCATGTTCCTTAAAATCTACAGATAAAGATGTATCAAATGAATTATCTAAAATACATAATAAAGGTTTATTATAAAAAGACTGTAAAGATTTTTGCACACATTCTTTTGTAATATTACATCTATTTCTATTTACACCTAAATGTAAGAAATCTACTTCAGCAATACTACAATATCCATCATTTTCTAATAATCTAAAATTATCAGAATTTAAACTAAATTGCAAATTAACTGTTTGTTCACTCATCTTTTACACTCCTTTCTATTTTAGTCATCATTATCCTCTTTATCATCATCTGTTAAATCATCATATTCTTGTTGTAATACATAGAACTGGTCAGCAAATCCATCAAATAAAGCCTTATGGTCTTCTCCGTAAATTTGAGCCTTATCTCTTAAAGTAATAGCTTGTTCCATAAAGTGATTAAATCTTCTTAATAAAGCTTTTAAATCAGCTTCAACATTTAAATCTCCATTTACAGTTGCTGTATCAATTGCAGACTTAATTAATTCATATGTCTCAGTATGTTCGTTAATATTAATATTGAAAAACTCCAACATAGAACCATATACTCTTGTATCTCTTTTTGTTTCATAATATTTAGGAACTATATTATATCTTAATTCTATATCTGCAACCACATCTGCTAATAGTGGGTACAAATGTGCTAATCCATGATGGAATACTTCATTAAAATGATTAAATGCCCACTCTACATTAGAATATCCTAAAAAATTATCCCAACTTCTGTTGTGTTGGAAAAATCTCTGAATTAATAAATTTAACTTTTCTTGGGTTTCATCTGATATTAACATTTTATTATTTCACCACCCTTATATAATTTTATTGCTAGGTTTATTATTTGACCATTCTGTCAATAATGATGATAATTCTGGTGTCATAATAAATACCCACATTGTACGATTTTGTCTTTCTTTACTTAATTTATAAGAATAACTTGGTTTTAATCCATGTTGTTCTAAAAATTTACAAAGATTAGGAGAACCGCAAATGTATTTTTTTACATTATCTAGTTCATTCATATTATCTATAAACACTTATTTCACCTACCCTCTATTATCCTTATATTCTCTGCTTTTTTCACCACTATCTTGCATGTCTCCAACATCTTTTTGTGGTCTCCCGCCTTCACTACCTGGCTTGTTTGACATTGTATTCATTGATTGTAAAGGTTTCATTTTTGATTTCAAATCTAATTTGTTAGCCCAGTTAACAAAACTTTGGACTTCAAAAGGTTCAAATCCAGTGTTTGCCATTAAATATTCCACAGGATAATTTGAAGTTGTAACTAATTTTATAGCATTATCTATTTCCTTATCTTTGTCCAATTTATTGCCAAAGAAAGAAACCTTCCATTTAAATGTTTTTGTTTTTTGCATAATTATCCAATTTGCTAAATTTGCAAATTGAGAATACATATGAGTAGCAGAGAAGTCAAATGATATTTGTGAAGATATTTTTAATTGACCAGCATTTTTATTGTCTTTACCAAACATTGCTGACCCCATACCCAAAGCACTAAATACATTGTTATCTCCTAAATCTACTAATTTATCCATTGTATTGACTTGATTTGCTGCAACCTCTTGAGCCTCAAATGGTGTAGCAAAAGCCACTATATTCTCTGGCATTTGTTCTTTTATCATACTAATTAATTCTGCTGCTTCATCATATGGAATTTGCATTTTATTAGTATTTTTATCAATTGGTATTTTCATTGCAATTAATTTCCATAAATCTAATACTGATTTCTTTTTTAATAAATCTCTATAACTTAATACGTCCAAAGATGCCCCCATTGCACCTGTTAAAGGTGGTATCTTATAAGCCCTATTAGGATTAAATGTTAAACAAAAAGATTTTTCTGGTGGCAAATTATAATATTGAAATGGAGCTAACTTCTCTCCAGTATATCCTTCTTTTCTTTTTTCTACAAATTGTTTATAAGCCGCTGTTAATTCCGGTAATATATCAGGCATTCCTACCATTCTATCAAAAAATGTTAAATCTATAGCAAATAACCATCCATATGTCCAAGGTGCAGTAATATAACAATAATCAGTTGGCAGTTGTAAAAATGTAATTGTATCATCAGTCTCTTGAATAAAATAAAATCCAACGCCATCTTCCATAACCTGTAAATCCATTTTTGGGAATTGATATTTGATATTCATCTTTCTTAAAGTATTTAATGCTGTTACATAACTATTCATGTACTCTTTTTTATCTATATAATCACTATTATTTGCATCTGCTGGAGTTAATAGATAGTTAAAAGATTTCTCAGTATTTAAGAACCAAATTGCCCTTCCATACTGACCAACAGCAGTCTCTAAATATTGACTTAAATGCCTAATATTCATATCATTATATTGTGGAGCCATTAGCCATCTTTCAATCTCATGAGAACTTGCCTTCTGAGGATTAAAAGTTATATCATTAAGATATTGCTCAGATAAAATTGGATTATATTGACCTTTATTACTTGCAATTTTAGTAATTAAGTCTAATTCCTGTAACTTCTTTGCTAAGTCAGCAGAATATGTTTTTACAAATTTTTCTAATGTTTCCACTTGTTCTGGGGTTGCCATTCTAACTGTATTTTGAGGCTTTGTGTTTCCTTTTCTTTTAGATTTGTTATTACTCACTTAATACACCCCCAATTATTTAAATAAATTATTCAATGAACTTCCTCTTCTGCTTCCGAGACCGTTCATTTTCGCTATTGTCATAACCAAATCTTTGTTATCTGTTTTTAATGCATTATCATAAGTCATTGCCCACCATAATGCATACATTAAACTTGAAAATCTATCTTTATCTATTTTATTTAAAACTTTCTCTACTGTTACCTCTCCATTAGTTAAATGTTTTAATTTTAAATTAGATATTTCATCTACAAGAGCATTTGTTTGCTCAAAAGGTATAAAAGCTTTAACTTCTTCTATATCCCCTAAATTTATACCGTTATCTCTTCTTTCTTCTAATAATCTTAATTTTTGACCATCTACACAATCTATAAAATTAATAATAGCATAACTATTTATTCTTCCATCTTTCTTTGTTTCATCTTTATTTTGTGAATTTAAAGCAAACAATAATGGTTCTGCATCTCTATAGTCAGACTTTATTTCTCCATTTACAGCATCCCATGCATTATATGTCTCACCTGTTTCAACATCTATATTAGGCTTTAACAATTCATCTCTTAAACCACTACCTAATCCATTTGTATCAACAACTACAATTTTTGCATTATATTGTTTTTGTACTCTTTTAACTAAACAAGCTTGTGCTGTAAAATTTAATTGATTTGATACCAAAAACATATTAATTAAGTCTAATTGCCTTATCAATCCATTGTCTACGTGATGCTCTTCTACCACACTAATTACAGTTTTATTGTTAGCGTTATTTGCAGAACGAGCTACGTCTACACCTAAGATAATCTCCCTTTTATTATCTTTATTATCTAAAACAGGTTCCGTTAATGTTCTTGTTCGCAATAGTTTCTTTATATCTACAAGTTGATTATCTACAGCTCCTACCCATTTTTCTTCATAGTTTCTAGCAAAAGCTACTGAGCCCGTATCTCTTTTCTTTTTTAATATTTGCCCCTTATTAGAACCTCTTCCCATCCAGCAACCAAGCATCCAACCTGAACCTAAAACAATATCTCCTTTTAAGTCTGTCATATCTTTATACATTTGAACACTTCTAGCCCATTCATCACTGCCTCTAAATCCTGATGTCGTAAAGAAATTTATTTGTTGATTTAATTCTTGTGGGTCAGATATACCTATCTTACCTTGAGTTGTTCTACCTATTTCGACAATAGGCTTTAAAGCATCTTCAAATGTGAAATTATCTATTAAGGCACTTTCTTCTATCTGTATTCTATTTCTTCTTTGTCCCTTACTACTTTGTGCATTTGCCAACACATCTATTCTTGAACCATTCACAAAAAATATTTCACAGTCATCTTTTGCTGTTCTTACTTTTAATATTTCTGTCTTGAACCAAGGATATTGTCTTGTTATCTCATCATGTTTATCCTTAAGTAACTCTGCCGCATTAGCCTTTGTTTGTGCTGTTAACGACATAGTTATTCCTGGATATAAAACAGCTATTATAAACATTGACACTACCTCAGACCATGTTTTTGACCAACCTCTAGGAAATACACCATATATACTAATAAATCTACAAATGCATCTTAAGAATACTCTTTGGTCAAAATGTAAATTTACCCCACCTGTCTTAGGTCTTATCATATCTAAAAATAAATCAGGATACCATCTGAAATAACTTATTAATTCTGTATATTGCTTAATATGTTCTTCAAAAAAACTCTGTTTACCATTTTTACGTACTTTTACTGTTGGATTATCCCATGCTTCATATTCACTTTTAGGTGCAAACTGCATCCTACTATGTTTGTGGGCTTCCGTTTCAAAGTTTTTAATATATGCCATTAGTTTTCACCTTCCTCATAATATTCATCAGGAAGTTGAATAAACTGCTTTACTTTTTCTCTATTATTTAAAGTAGGGTCTTCATCAAATATTCCATAAGGGTCGCCTGTACTAGTTATATAATCTTCTCTCATTCTGTCATAAAATTTATAAACATCCTTATATTCTACTAGAGGTTTACCTTCTAAGTCTCTTGCATAATTAATATAACACCATATACAAAAGTCTACCGCATCATTTGGTCTAAATTTAAATTGTGGTAATACTGGTATTATATCTACATTTTGTTCTACTGCTTGAGCTATTTCTCCTATCGTTGTTAACCCACCTTGTAAGTCTGCTTTACTAAATTGATTAGGATTAATTTTAGCCCTTTCAGCTTGCTTCATGGCTAGTTCTCCCCAAGTCTTAGCCTCTGTAGCTTTACCTGCTGCAACTGCCATTTCTTCTTTTACTTTATATCTTACATATGTTACCAATGCTTCTGTATGCATATTAGTTTGTTCAGTATAATTTGCACTTAAAAACTGATATTTATTCCACATATGAAAATATTCTTCATCTGTATAACCTGTTCCAAACAAAGCAATTATATCGTTAGTAACCTCAAAATCTTCAAATTTTTCTATCTCTGTTTTTATAGGCTCTACATTTTTTATTTCAGTAAGAGGAGGTTTTATATTAGCTGATTTTTCATCTAACATATCTAAATCTCCATCCATCCATTTTTTATCTCTATATTGTTGTAAGTTAATTAATCTTAAATATGTACCTATTGCATTTGCTCCACCTTTAGCAACAGCTTTTTCATACATAGCATGTATATACGGTCTATCAATAGTTCTTAACATTCTTAATGTTTTTTCTTTATCTAACTGATTAAACTTGTCATTACACATCTTTTTTATGCAAGTTTTACAATAAGGTAATACTCCATTCAAATGCATTTCATTATAACTTATATAAAAATCTTTTTTAAGTTTAAACTTACCACAAGAAACACATTGAACTAATTCATCTTCCTGTTTTTTTACAGCTTTTTTCGTTCTTTTTACTGCTTTTCTTGCCATTCTATCATCCCTTCTATAATATAAAAATAGAGCCATATTCATTTGAACATAGCTCCGCAAAAGTTTAAAACTTTTTCCACCTATTATTAAAATATATAACTATAAGGATTTACAGTTTTCCCATTTATAATTATTTCAAAATGCAAATGGACTCCTGTAGAATTTCCAGTAGACCCCATATATCCTATAGTCTCACCACATCCTACTTTCTGTCCCCTTTTAACATTTATTGAACTCATATGTGCATATCTGGTTTTACTTCCATCTGCATGTTTAATTAATACCATATTTCCATAACTCACATTTGAATATTGAACCTTTTCAATCGTCCCAGATTTAAATGCATAAATATTATCACCATATCTTCCAGCTAAATCTATCCCTGTATGAAAGTCACCACGAGATGCTCTTTTACCATAAGTAGATGTCACTGTATGAGAAATTGTAGGAAAACATTCTAATTTCTTTTTATATTTTAAAATGTAATTTTCAATAGTATTATTTATTTTAAATTCATCTGATAAGTTATCTTTATTATCTTGTATTACTTCATTAATTTCTACAAGTACTCCTTCTGTATTCCTTAATAAATAATCTTTTTGAAATTCTGCCTTATCTATATCTTCAAAATATAACTTTGTTTCGTTATTTATATTAAATTCATATATTTTATACTCTACTTTCTCTATTTTTTCTCTTCTTGAACCACTTCTTGAAGTTACTTCTATGTGCCTTTCGTTGATATTATTTGGTATATAAGCAACATCAATCTGTTCTATCTCTATATCGTTCATACAAGAAATTTGTGTTGTAGAAGTATTTAACTTAAACATCCACATACTATTACACAACAGTATAATCATACATAAAGCGACAGCCATAAATTTTTGAGCTATCTTCTTTATATTACAGTTCACTAAAACCAACTCCTAAGTTTATAACCTAATCAAATATTGACATTCTATTCCTTCTTCTGGTGATAATATAAATAAATTTTGAGAAGGATTACTTGTCTTTCTTATGTTATTTGCATAGGTATCTGTTCCAGACAAAGTTCCATTCATATATACATAAGTACCATGGACTTCATTTGCCTCAAAATGATGGCAATGTGCCATAAATATTCCATCATAAATTTTTTTAGTCATTAAACTTAAATTCTGAACAACTTCACCTATTTTATCTCTATGTCCATGTGTAAATCCATAATTTCTTCCATATATTTCTACAACACCAATTTCATTACTAAATGTATTTTGCATAATGTGAACATATTCAACATTGGCAAACTTAGCTTCTAAATACCATCTAATAAATAATGAAAAGTTATCATCATTACCATTTTCATCTTTATTAGAGAATACTCTTCCATGATTATCATTAATATCATAATAAAATACTTCTGCATAATTAGATAATACACTTATAAATTGGTATAAATATTCTGACACTTTTACAACTTGCTGCACAATATTTTCTCTATTTTCTATTCTTACAGTAGTATGTATAATTCCACTTAAATAATCACCAAGTCCCAACACATATATAGTTTTTACTTGATTTTTACAAATATATTCAATTACTTTCCCTAACAATTTATTAAGTCTTTCTTCAAATATTTCTGGATTATATACATTATTGAACTCATTTATATTTAAACCAAAATGAAAATCACTTAAAGTTAATATTGCACTTTTTTCTTCAGGCTCTTTTATTATGTAATCCTTATGAAGTTCTATTGCATTATCTTTCATAATATTAGCACATTCTATAGCCAAACTATATAAATCCTCTTTCCTTGCTTGAGTTCTTAATTTTCTATTTAGTGCAGCTCTTTCATCTGACAATTTAATTCTTTCTTTTTTTAATTCTTGTAACTGAACCTCAATTTCTTTTTGATATTCTATTGGCTCACTATTTAATCCTCTAGCCTTCATTTGTTTATATACAGAAATTCCACCAAATATAGTATCTTGTGATTTCCTTAAACTATCCTTATTTAAATCCAATCCTAATAATTCAGTAATATCAGCCCAATCTAAGTCGTCTGGTTTTTCTTCTTTTTTTATATCAATCAATCTCATTGCATAATCTAAGCTATCTTCATTTTCTTTTCTTAAATATTTTGAATTCATATAATCTTCCTTTCTATAATAAAATAGTTATTGCACCAGGGCTTCTAAAGTTTCCTGGTGACTACTATATGGAGCTCCCTGTAAGACTTGAACTTACTACGATAGTTTACAAGACTATTGTTTTGCCAGTTAAACTAAGGGAGCATAAGGGGTTTTCATCCTTTAATCTTCCGAAGAAAAATTACCTTTATCTTGGTCTGGGATGACCGACTTGAACAGTCACTAGAGCTTCCCAAAAGCCCTGTGCTAACCATTAAACACTAATCCCAGATATTATGGTAGCGGAGAATGGATTTGAACCATTGACCTTCTGGTTCTTACTCTTCTTTACAAAAGTGGTAATATTTGGTTTTCTATAGTATAATCTTCTATCCAATTACAAGTTGATATACAACTGTTATTTAATGGTGGAAATTCTTTACTACGAAAAATTTTTGATTTACATCCTTTTATTAATTTTACAGGTATAACAACTAATTGATTTTCAACAATAGAACATATAAAATCTATTTGTTCTTCTGTATAATGTTTTATATTTCTTGATGTTGAAGTATATTGTTTATTTGCTGTCTGAATAACATAACTTCCATTTTCTTTTTGATGTGCATTTTTACATTGTATTCTAAAATATTTATTATTTCCAGCATCTATCAATAAATCATATCTACTTGTATTTCCATATGGTATAGATACTATAAAACCATTTTCTATAAATTTTACAATACACTCTAACTCACACTTCATTCCCTTTATCTGACACTTATTAAATAAAGATAATATATGACCACTCTCCTAGTTAATAATTCCACTTTGTAACATTAAATATGAACCAGACGAGCTACCACTGCTCTACTCCGCTATATCTCTATCCATAATATGGTAATGAGCAAGGGGTTGAAACCCCTTCTCTCCCAATAGGTGTAGAAGGTTTCTAAATCAAATTTTAATATTTGTAGCAGATAAAGCATTTGTTTTATTTATTTTTTTCGCACATTCTTTACAATACTTTACTCTATTATTAGTTTTTTTTACCAACCTTCCACAAACTTCACAATTTATAAAAATACCATCTAAGTATTCCTTTTCAAAATAATATATCATATCATAATCAGGAATTATTTCCAAGACAACATCTCCACTTTCTTTTACATAATTTACAACTGAACTCATACTTAATGTGGGAGTTATATATCCCTTTTTTGTTAGATAGTGCATTAAATCTAGTTTTTCTTGTTTTCTAGTATACATATTACATAATTTAAAAATATCATTATCTTTACACCCTACATAATATTTTTCACTTTTAACATTACTCATATAATACTTAGCTAGTACTAAATATACAAACATTAATTTCTGGCACTTAATATTCTCCTCTGATAAAATAACATCCATTTCTTCTTTATAAATTTTAACAGGGAGTGCTATTTTTAATATTCCCTTTTTACTTTTTTTTACTTTTTGGTCTATAGATTTATACATCTGTATTCTATTATAATCTCGAAAACACTTCTTTGAAATTCTATGAAGTTCCTCTTCTATATAAGCATCCGAATATCCTTCTTCTCTAAGATAATTTGCAACTAGTTGTAATTCAAAATTTTTATTTCTTATGGTTTGAGTTCCATTTTTAATTACTTCTTGAGCATGCTTTTTTTCATCAAAAATTATTGGCACTCTATATTCACCTCTTTATTTTTGTACTTCTTTCCCATATATTCAATATCTCCATCATTACTCAGTAAAGGTATAGTAAAGTGTTTGTTAGAATTATCATAAATATTTAATACTATTCCTTCTCCAAATAAATCCCAACAAAAATTCTTAGGAGATTTTGGATAAAGATAATAATTTACATACACTGCTAGATTTGCTAATCTTTGTATATCATCACTTATATAATCAAAATTTAAACTTGATAAATTCTCTTTAGATATAATATTGATATTTTCACCATCAAAATCAACATTATCATTAGATATATTATTAGATTGAGATTTGCTTTTTCTATAAGATTTATAAACTTTTTCCATTTCCTTTATCTGATTTTCAGTAATTTCTATATTTTTATTAAATATAATATTAAATATATAATCAGGAGATGGTTTTTTAGCATTTATTTTAATTTCTTTAACTCTTTTCTCCATATATCTACATATGTTATTCATGGGACAATTAGTTTCCAAAAATTGGTTAAATTTATTGTAATTATTTACTAAACATTCTTGTTCTTCTGTTTTATTATTTAATTTTAACAGTTCATCAATATGTATACCAAACTCTCTATAACACAAATAGTCATACTTGTTTTTGTGTTCATTATATTGAGATTTATATTTAGGATATAAATATTTCATAAAATATGGTCTTTTATCAATTAATAAACTATTATTAAATCTTATATCTTCTGCGGTAAACATTTCATTAGGGTTATCTGGATTTGTCCAATCTGTCCAATGCTTAGGAAAAGATTTAACAATTAAACCTTTTGCTTTATCAATTTCATTACCTTGTGCTACTCTGCATTCTTTTAATCTATGCATGATAGTATTATATTCAGGAGTGTTCTCTTTGTATAATGGTAACATAGCATATAATGTAGTACTACAGTTAGTAATATATCCTATTTTACTATCAAATGACAACAAGTCAGCTTTATATAAATCGTTTTTATTGATATACTTTTTCTCAGTGGGTTTCTTTGCATAGGTAATAGGATTACCAGAGATTACATTATTTATCATTGTACTATTATCTGTTGTAAATACTAAATCTCCATCAAAATCACTATCAGCATGAAGCATACAGTCTATTCCCCATACATTATATATAATACCACTATATAAATATTTATACCATTCATTTACCTTATCATTGTTTTGTAAATTTAATATATTAGCCTCACTTCTCCAAGTCAGAGGTGCTCTCATAGCAACTACTTTGTCTATTTTTCTATCATTCCAATATCTACTATAATGTTCAAATTCATTTAATAACCCTTTAACTTCCATTCCATATATATGCTCACATAAACCATATGGGTCAGATAGCATTGTTTGAAAATTACCATTAACTAATAGCTTGCCTATATAGCTTTCATTAATTTTAGTATTTAAATATCTAGCTAATTTAGTTTTAATATAGGTATCTCCTAACATATCTCTATTTAGAATTAAAGCTTTAACTATTGGTTCTAATGAATTAAACACATCCATAAAATCATCTAATTCCATTTCGTCCAATGGTTTATCACATAAACTTCCAAGCAAATATAATAAAGTATAATTACTATCCTGACTTATTATTTTATCTAACCACTCAACAGTAGGAGTACATAATTCCTCTATCTTATCAGATGTGTCTAAATTTAATACTTGTAAAAATTGATAATTTGTAAACACAGATGTTTTATCTTGTTTAGGGCTAAATTTTGTTACTCCCCATCTACCATCATTCTCTTCACAACATTTAAGATAATGTTCCCAGCTGTCATATCCTTTCCAAAGCTTAAATTGACTTTCTGTAATAATCATATCTATTTCATCTGTATTTACCTCATTACCATATAAATCCTTTATTATATTAGTATGTGCTACTTCCCTCGAAAATTTATGAAAATCAAACACACATACCATTCCTTTAACAAAATAATTCCTTATACAAAAAGAACAAGGAATATAATCTAATTCTAAATCTTTAGACCATTGCTCTGCTAATTCTGGAGAACATATTCCCATACCATCCCATAAATTAAATGTTAATTCTTTATCTTTCTCTTCTATAATATCATCTGGTTCTTTTTCGATTACCCAATCTACTGTTTTTGTCATTGTTATTTCTTTATCTGGTACTACACATACTCTTGGTTCGCTAACATTATAAGTTGCACTATTTGATAATGCATAATAGGCATTATATTTATTTTCTGTAATCTTAATTTCATTATGACCATTACATAAAATTTTATCTAATTCATCATAAATATCTTCTTGTACAAAAAATACTGTGTTTCTTCTGGCATTTCCTGCACCACATAATAATCTAACATATTTTTTACCATTTACTACTAATTTATGTTTTATTAAATGTTTATAATGAGAATGTTTTTCTATTACCACTGATATGTATTCAGGAATAAATAATAAGTTATCTATATCCTTATCAATTTGTAATATTCTTTGCTTATTTTCTATACAGTTTCTTCTTCTAGTTAATTTTCTCCTTTCCCTAAACAGGCTATTAATAAAATCAAAATCAATATCTTTACCTTTTATCTTTCTTATAGACCTTAATACTTGATTATCTCCTAATGAAATTAACTCTCCATTCTTTCTAGCAGTCTTCATTGTGATATTTATGTTATAATTATCTTTATATAGTCTACTAGAATTAAATTTTAATACATAAAATTGCTGAAGTTTTTGCACTATTTAATTCCTCCATTATCTATATAATTCTTCTTCAATAAGATGCTTCGTCTCTTCTTTAACCTTTGCTCTATTAAATTTGTTCTTCCTACGAATTTCATCTTCTTGAGTATTATTATATACTGGAATAGTAATTACATCATCTGTATCTAATTCTAAATCCACAGAGCCAATTTTATCTAATTCTATATCTTTATCTCCTACCTTTAAAGATGCAATATCTATAGATAATTTAAATTCTTGCAATTTATTGTTTATTTCTTCTATAACCTCTGGTGGTTGTCTATGAAGCCATTCATGATTATAAGCAGCAATATTAGCCCCATTTTGTAAAGATACTTCTCCACCTAAATGTTTTTCCTTTATATGGTGATAAGTTATTTGTCTATTTAGCTTTTTATAACCTTTTATTTTCTTTTTAAGCTTTTGTTCTTCTTCTTCAGTAATTATTCTAATGCCAGCTCTCTCCATAAAGCACCCTTTACCATATCTTTGTTCTAGTAATCTTCTTCCAGTACTATTTTTCATTTATAATACCTCCTTATTCAATTAGAGATTTATAAACATCTAATTGACCCAATAAATACCAATAATTGTTCTCTTTTTTTATAAGGGAATGTACAATGATATGGTTATTTGTTTCATTTATTTTATTTTCTAATTCCCTTATTTTAACATAAATGTCACTCTGTGTCATCACCATCAATCCTTCTTTCAAGATTAAACATAATTTCTTGCATCTTATCTATTTTGACAGTATCACTTATTTGGCTTACACCATTTAGCATTGTAACCAAATAGTCCCATGCTTTTTCATAACTATATTTATTTGACAAATTTAAACACCTCACTACTTTCATATGCCACTGGTATATTTAATTTACTTGCTAATTCTATTTCCTTTTTCATTCCTTCACTTATACCATTACTATCAAACACATACACATTATCACATTCACTCAATAACCTTAAACCGAAGCTCATCCCAACTTCTCGTTCAATTTCATTATTATCATCTAAAAATCTAGTGAAATAGATATGTGGACAAACTGGAATTGCATCAAGTTTTAAAGCAATAAATCTACAATATTCTTTTGCTTTTTCAATATTGGTTTCTATATCTCCTCTTAAAGGAGAACATACATATATCTTTTTTATAGCTGTATCTTTATTATTATTATTATTATTTAAAGGATAATCATAAAAATCTAAATTAATATCATCTATCCACTCTTCTTTACTTACATATATATTTAAACATCCATCACAATTTACATCTATTTCATATACATAACACTCTAAAATAGACGAGTTAATAGTATCTATAATCCTTTTTCTGGTATCATAAGAATAATCATATATCCCAAATTCAAAATATCTATCCTTATTATAAGTATCTCTATCTTCAGGATAATAAATACGAACTATTTTTGTACTCTCATTATTATCACTATCAGAATATCTAAAACTAAAAAATTCTAAAAAGTCTATTAATCTTATTTTTTTCATTAAAATCCCTCCAACTCATTATATATACCCACTACTTCTCTACTTAAATCTATAAGCTTTCTGTTGATAACATGATAATCAAATACATATCTATCCAACGCTGTTTCACTAATATGTGATTTTTGTTCTAAAGACAATTTATTATCAAATGGAGTATTGTCTGCATTTACTCTGTCTATTCTAACTGTCACATAATCTATTCCACAACCCATCCATTTTGAAATTTCATTTGGAAATCTTGTATCTGGTATAAGTATATAATCATATAAATTTCCTAATCCTTTTACTATTTCTATTACACAATTCACCCAAGTATCAGGATTATTTTCCCTAAATATATCTGTACCAACTCTTTGTAAGAGAGTTCTACCTTCTAAGTCTTTTTCACCATTCCAATTAAAAAACTGTTTACATATAAACTTTAAGATATCTCCATACTTTAAGATTAATACTCTTTTATTTTCTAATTCTTCATAAGGTTCTGCATATTCTTTAAATAATCTGGCAAATGTATCTTTACCTGATTGTGCTTTCCCAGATATTAAAACAACTTTTGGCATATATCTCTTCCTTTCTATAATTTACATATTAACTGATTAATTATCTTTTATCTAATTTTACTCTAATACTAAATAATCCTTTAATTAGTATTTTCAGTCCCCAAATTACTATACCTAAGATAACTCCTTGAAAATATGTGAAAGTAGTTGCCATTCCCAATAAAAATAATATTCCATTCACTGTTCCCCAGCATATTAACCCTAAAAGTCCAAAACCTAATACTAACCCTAATATTACACCTAATATAATAATTAAAACTTTCATTTTATCCTCCTACCCACAAATAATATCAGCTTCATTTAAAATACATAAATCTTCAAATTCTCTCTGTCCTACCAACTTTCTTATTCTTTCATGTGCTTTTTCTTTATCACCATTATAACAATGCATTTTCATATGAAGTCCAATTAAATCAGCTATATAAAGAATTTTATCTACATCTTTTAATTCTTCTGTATGTTCATACATTATATACATATAAGCAGATACTTTCTCATGATTATAATAATGAGCTACTTCTGTTTTTTCTCCTTTACTATTAATAAATGTTTTAGTAATCTTTTTGCCAATGTCATGATATAAAGCTGCTCTTAATAAACATTCTAATCTTTCTATATCTCCTGCAAATTTAAATTGATAATTATCCATTATATATTTTACAACTGCCTGAATATGTCCTCCTATTGTTAGTAAATGATGAGGATTATCATGATTAATTGTTTCTAAATAATCTACAAATTTAAATATATCATAATCGTTCATCTCATCTTGTGTCCTTTTTATAATAATCTTATCCCATCCTTCTCTATATTGAGGAATATCAATATTAAAATACATTCGCTTAATTACTTCATATGGAACTTTTCTTTCCCTTAAATTATTTCTTTGTAAACATACATTAAAATCTGTTGCTACTAATATACAAATTTTTTCACATTTTATATTTTTTATTTTATTTAAAAATTGTATTCTTTTTTTAGCATTAATATTAGTTGCATCATATATACAATTTTTCCCCTCTTTTAATCCTTTTTCTATACGTTTATGAAGTTCATTAAACAATAAAGTATTATCGCCTTGAGTATTTTCATCACCCCATAATTCTTTCCTTAAAGCATCAGAAGAAAAAACCTCTCCATTCAATTCATTACTAATAGTTGATTTACCAGAACCAGGTAAACCTACTATCATATAAAACTTATTCATATTCTATCTCCTCTAATCTAAAAGTAACAATTTCTAATTCTCCTTCTTTATATCCCCAATATGGGCTCTCCATTTCTTCTATTTGACTTTCAGCATTTCTTTTGTAAGTAAAAAATGGATTAGAATGTCTTTTACTAATTAATTTTTTTGTTTTCTTTTCTCTTACAGCATAAAGCTTTTCATATGTTTTCATATCTTTCTATCCCTTCTATAATTTTTTTAGTAGTTAAATTATTCAAATATTCTTCATAATTTTTTATTTTATCATCATAAAGCATAAAACCCATTTCTTTATAATCTGGCATTCTTTTTATTAACTTAATAGCAAAATCTTTTCTATCTTTAGCTTTCTTTTTCAATTTTAGTATGCGTTCCTCTATTGTCTTTAATCTTTTTCTAAAATTCAAATATCTTCTTTCTATGTTTTTAAATACATTTTTATATTCAGGAAAATAAGATAAAAATTCTTCTTGCTCATTTTGTATAATCAAATCAAGTACCTTTACTGTATTTATGACATTATTATTAATTAACCTATGTGCATTAACATAAGCTGGAGATTTAACTTTTACTCTATGATAATTTTTATCTACTACAACATAACCTTCTTCATTGAAAGGTAACTTATTTGCTGTTTCTCTAATTTCTTCCTCAGTCTTTAATGGATATAGTTTTGGCTTTGTGACACCTATATCTTCTTCTAGCTCTTTTCCACTAATATTATTCCTAGTTCCTAAATGATATATTTTTGTTCTGGGATAATCTACTACAATTTTTGTATAAGGAGATACTAATTCAAACATATAAGTATAGTTTGGGTTCATTTTTTGAAAAGTTCTAAAATTAAAAACGGACATAAATAATTCTCCAAAAGTTTTATAAGGACATATATCAGTACCTAAATCACAAGCAAAAGCATCTATACATCCATTTGTAGATACATTCCATGTTTTTATTCCATTTTTTTCGTCACACCATAATTTAATTAATGAGCCATCTATTTTTTCCTGTACTTTTGCTGTATTCCAGTCTATTTTGTCTGCATAAGTTTCATCTATGTTAAAAAATTTAATAAAAGGAAAACATACTACCTTGTAACATTCTTCTTTTATTATAATTCCCCTAGCTTCTTTAACAATATCTAAAGAAAAATCAGAATGTATTTGGTCATATTTCAATAAAATATATCCATTATGCCTATTAACTTTTAAACAATATGGTTTTTTAGTTAGTAATTCTTCCCAGTTCTTATGATTTTTCATAAATTCTATAATTTTCAACTCCATAATTATTATACAACTCCTTAACTACATCTATACAATCATCTATATATTCATCATTTAATTGACAAAATGAACAACTTTGTATAAAAAACGGACAATTGTAGCAAGCATTAGAAATTTTGTCATCACACACATTATCACCCCACTATAATATCCTAATTAAGGAGTATTATAGTATTACTTGCCTAACTTAAATTCAAATCCTTTTAAATCATCTAGTTCTATATCAATCTTTTTACCTGAAAGTGTATCCTCTAAATTATGAAAATATTCTCGTAATTTATCTTCTGATTTATCTTTAACTGCGGTAGAAAGATTTCTTGACATTTCTTCACTTATATTTACTTGAACTACTCCGTCATTAAGATATATTATTAATTTTACAAAATCCATATATTTTATCCTCCTTCTTTGATTTATTATACCATATTTTATATTCAATGTCAATACTTATTCTAAAAATAATCTCGTATTATCTAATTTGTCATTGATATAGTCTACTACTGCTGGAATAAAATCCTCCATAATACTATCTTCATCAGTCATTTCTAATGAACCATATTCTTTAGTATAAATAGTCATCAATCCACAACCACATAAGATATCATATATTTCTTCTTTTTCTATAGTTACATAACTATCCATTATATATCATCCTTTCGATTTTAATTTATTTTTTTAAATTTATTATATGCTAATTTCATTTCCTGTGCTACTGTAGTAACAGTAAGCCCTCCAGTTAATGCTCCCAAACCACAACATGCTATGTTTCCATTCTTAGCTGTTAATAAACAATTTAAAAATATTTTAGATATACAATCTTTAGAAATAAATTTTGGGAATTCCATAGTAGGTGCATAAATAACATTTTTATATTTATTATTTCCATAAACTACTATATTATCTCCTACAGGTAAATATAATTTTTTATATTTTCTTATAATACCCCATTGTACCCTATCTTGTAATCTTGTTCCAAACAAATTTCTTACTGCTAAATCTATACCACCATTCATTATTCCATAACTATTACCTGCTGTTACTAAATAATCTACAGGTTGTAATTCGTCAAGTTTTATATTTAATACCTTTACATCATTACAGTCTTTAAATTCTTTGTTCCAGGCATCACACATTTCTTTGTTCATATCAAATAAAATAATCATTTATTATTACCTCCATATATTTATTTTATTGAACTCGAAGCTTAACTACATTTAATTCCATATTATCTTCGAGTTCATTTTTTAATGCTAGTAAACTCAATGCTTCCTAGCATTATGTCTTAAAAGATATTTATTTTATTAAATATCTTTTATTTCTATATTAGATAACTTACTAAAATCTACTATTATTCCATAAGGATTTCCTAATATACAATAAGCCGCAGTTTCTACATTGTACCCTATTTTACCTTCATAGTCTTTTTTATTCTTAGTAAAATGTACCTTATCACCTAAAAACATTGGAATGTTATTACTATCATTTCTTCCAATATAATAACCTATACTTTCAGGCTCAACTTCATAATCTCTTTGTTCAGTCAAATTCCAATCATAATTAACTTGAACTCTTATAAAATGCCTGATTTTCTCTCCATTATAAAAACAAACATATGGTGTATCTGTCCAATGCCAGCCATATATCCATTCCTTAGTTTCTTTGCAATATCCTTTACAATATCCAATTTTCATATAAGATGGTCTATTCATTATACCCATTCTCCTTTGCAAGTTCTTCTATAACAAATGTAACAATTGATTTTCCATAATTACAATGTCCTTTAAATATATCACATTCTTCTCTCATACAAGGAAAATATACACATTCTTTACAATACCTATCCATTATTTTTCTCCTTAAACATTTGTTGTGTTATTTTTTGACCTTCTTCTATTAAATCATATAAATCATAAATATCTATATCCTCTGTCAAAAATCTATCACCAACAAACCTAAAATCATATCCCATTTCAGTCATCATCCAATATCCAATTGTTCTGCAATACATCTCTTCTTTTATAACAATCTCCAAAGTATCAGCCGTATTCATAAATGGGCTGTTCTCATGCCTTGCAAAATCAGTGCCTCTCAATTCTAAGTTTCCTATAGTTACTGTCTCATATAATTTGAAGTCCATATCCATTACTTCTTCTAAACTATAAATTTCTAAAAAGTCTAATTTATTAATAGTCCACTTTGCAATAAAATGTTCTCCGTCATATTCTATTTCATTTTTTCTGGATTTATTTGTATCAAAAAATAAAACATCTCCTTTTTTTATTTCACCATTTCTAATTTTTAAGATTACCTCTTCTATTCTCATATGAATTCCTCCAATATTTTATTTTTACAATAATATACATAATTGCATTATACAAAGAATAGGGAATAATAAATATCCCAAAACATAATGCTGCCAAACATGTTATTTTATCAAATATTTCTAATAAAAATATTAATACCTCCATAGCTCCTCCTTACAAATGTATTATGATTTATTAGATGGATTTTTAACAATAATACTATCAGACCCTGCTATATCATATCCTAATATATTTAAAATTTCTTCTAAATCTACTTCTAACTTTTTTTCTACTTTAGCAGTAGTAGCAAACCATAATCCTGACAATACAGTTCCATCTTCATCATAACTCGTACTTTCTATATTTTTTTCAATCTTATTTAAAATTTCACTTTTTCCTTTTAACCTGTCATATGTTTCTATGTTTAATACTACATATTCTTCACCATTTCTATTCATATAATCCATCATTTCTATCCATCTCCACTTTCTTCTCAACTTTTTTCTTTAAATATTTCATGCTTTCTTTATCTTTATCATTATATATTTTACATTCTTTGTCCAGTGTTAAATTATGATATTTCATAAATTTTAAATAACAATATAGCTTTTCTACTAATATATCAATTTCCATATTTTTTCCATAAATCTCACTAACACCATCCATATAAGCATCAAAATACTTTTGAGCATCTCTATCCAATTCATAATTGTCTTTCTTTATTCTTTTTATCTCATAGTTTTTTTTGCTTATTTCTGTTTGCATTTCAGATACTAAATCTAATACAATGCTAATATCTTCGTCCATTTCTTCCTGACTATATAATGTGGCAAACCATATATCATTTATTCCTCTTTTTAATCTGTCTAATGCAGATTGTTGTCTTTCTGTCATGATTTTAATCCTCCTCTTCTATATATTCTAAGGCTATATATTCGTCACTATTATCCCATTTCTCAGCCAAATCTGGTCTTAATGTTCTAATAACTTCCCATAAACCTACACCATAATCAGAACTATCATCAAAATATAGATAATTATTTGCTTTTGCATAAGCCTGCCTTATTATTTTGTTTTGTCTATCTACTTCTTTTATTATAGTTTCTTGTATATCAATCAAATCATCAGCCCTTAATATTTTGTCTTTATTATTTTTCTCATATTCTATCCAACTTCTCATTTCCTCTAAGGCTTTTTCTATATTCACAATTTTTTACCTCCCTATTTTATAATTAAACCCGTATCAAAACACTTCCCTATACACTTGTCACATTGATAATCACATATAAAATCTTCCATAATTATACCTCTTTCTTAATGCAGATTTCTTCAACAATTTCTCTTTTCTTTTTATTCCATTGTTGTTCATCTACATGGGTTATTTGATAATGGTTTGATAAAATAAAATCAGCTAATTTATCTACCCAATCTCTTAATTCTTTATTGTCTTCTACTTCTTTTTTATATAATTCATTAATATAACTAATCATGCCTGCTCCTTTCTATATACTATTGTCAAAATAACCTTCCATATGCTTAATCTCTTTGTTACAATTCATATAATCAATACGAACCCTATCCTTATCATAAAGCTCTAAATTGATATCAATTCCAATCACATATTTTATATCTGTATCTTCCAACATATTAATAATTAATTCTTTATCCATCATAACTCCTTTTTAAAACCTATTTCATTTTTTATTTTTCCATGTTTTTCTGGTTTATATTTTCTTGGAAATAATCCAATAAGTAAAATCTTTTCACATACTGGACATTTTATACATAAATCCATTTCCATATCAGGAAATAAATCACTATCGTCATATACTAATAAACTTTTACAATTTCTACAACGTTTTATATATTTTTGAGTTCCTGGATTTTTACCTAACTTTAATATATTCATTATTACCTCCAATCTTTATATGTCTTTTTCTATATCATCTATCAAAATCTTCAAACTTTCTTTTATATCGTCTATATTAAATTCTTCTCCGTTTATCCAATCCTTTATATCACAAATAATTTCATTTTTAGTTTGACCATAAGGATATTCTATACTATCCTCTCTATCAATTAACCAATCTGTAAAATCATCTTCTTCCATATATTAATCCTCCTTATTAAATATAATTTCATTTGTACATGGATTTTCTTCGTCTTCTTTTATTCTACGTTCTATTTCTTCAACAGTAATTTGATTTAAAATATTATCAATCTTTTTCTTTATTCGTTGTATCTTACTTTCATTTTTATCTAATTCAAGATTATTAGAAATATTTATGATGTCTACCGCATTAATCTCATGAACCTTAACTATTTTCATCATCTTTCCCTCCTCTATGTTCTATAAAAGTTTCATTAATCTCATCTATAAGCTCTTGTAAAAAAATTATTCTATCTTCATAGTAGTCTATAAGCATTAAATCATCTGGCTTACATCCTTTTATACATTCTTTATATTTATTTATTTTTTCTATTAATATATCTTTATGGATAGAATTATATATTTCATCTAATAAATCATCTAACATTTCTCCTATCTTAATTGCTCCAACTGGGTCATTTGTATGAAATACTATCCATTTAGATATATTTTCTACTTTCTCTTCATTAGACAACATTATATAACCTCCCTTTTAAATTTCCAATCTGCCATATAAAATAAAGTTGCTCCTCTTCCTTTCTGAGTAGGTGTCCAACAATATTCTCCAAATTCATCTCTCTCCCATTCATCTGACCTTTTTATCCTATAATATCCTTCTTCTACTTCTCCTGCTAATTCTATGTTATCATCCATTAATTCTTCTTTTAATACTTTTAAAAAGTTATCTTTGTTATTTCCACATTCCTTAGCAGAAATAAATGCTTGATAATCTCCTGTTTCATTGTATTCATTATAAAGACTTATCATCTATTATATCCCTCCTATAATTTTCAAATGAACTTATTAAATAATCATATATTTCATTTAACTCCATTAAATCTTTTACTAAATCATTAGAATTTGAATAATTATTAGTAATGACCTTATGAATATAAAACTCAGTTTCTATACCTGTAAATACACAAACCTCTACAAACATTTTTTCATTATCTAAAAAATATCTTTTGCAACATGTTTGAGTAAAAGGATTATTACCTAAATATTCTTCATCCCAATCTAAATTATAACTATATCCCCAAAAATCATCTTCAAACTCTTGATACGTTATTTCTTTAGATATAATTGATTTATAAGTATCTAAATAAAACCAATTATCTGATATCCAATAACCATTTTCAACTATTTTTATTTTTCTTTTATTCATATAACCCTCCATTTATAAATATTTATGGATATAACCTCTTAAAGTCTTTTTAAACTTTCCATCTTTATATTCCCATTCATCTATTATAATCTTAACACTATTTACTGTAATCTTGGGTTTTCCATGTTCTAAACGTTCCTTTAATTCTTTAGGTAAATCTTTAATTTCTTTATCCCCTATAAAAATACTATTACCTATTAACTTTATATTCCTACTTAAAATAGTACAGTCACACATTTTATTGCCCCTTTTTTATTTTCTTTTCTATATGATAAACATATTTATTAACAAGTGGTATTCTAATAAAATTTATACAATAAAAGTTATCATCCATATAATTATCATAAAGCCACCAAAGTGGATAACAAATTAACTTTACTATCATATATGGTATATTACAAATTAATTCTAATAAAGCCATAAATAATATAAATCCAAAATCTACCACACCAATTGTTTTTCTTAAATCATTTAATTCTTTTAACATTATATTCTCCTTATATAAGCTCTTTATCTAATTCAATAATTTTTTCTATCAATGCCTCTGTATCATCATATAATACAATGTCACTTTCTCTTAATTCTATACAATCACTATCTACACAATATATTATAATCTCATCTTCATTTACTAAAAAACTTTCAATAGTATCTGAATATACATTAATTACACCACCATCACTATCTACTACCCATATTTTATCTCCTATATTAAATTTTGTTTTTATATCCACCTTATTTTCATCTCCTAACATTTTTTCTTCTATTTTATCTAAAAGATAATTTATACCCTCAGTATTGAATGTTCTTTTTTTTCTGTAGTGTTTTATTAAAACTGGCTTTAGTATAGCTTATAACTTCTTTTATCCATTCTTCATTATATTTATAATCTTTAAGGTCTTTTCTCTTCATTTGTACCTCTGTACCTCCTTATTTATTATTAATTTATTTTATAGCAATCTCTTTCGTATTGCTCATGCGTTAGTATTTCTAATAGTTCATATTCTCCGTTTTCTATTTCTTCAATAATTTCTTTGTATCTTACATCTGTTGTATTTTCATCAAATTCTATCATAAGTATTTCATTTTCTTTAGTTTTAACTTTTAATATGTCTTTATTTTCTATTAATTCTTTAATGTTAAAGCTATGGTTTACTATATTTTCTTTCTCTACTATTCTTTTTTCACATTCTATATATTGTGGCATATAATAATTATTGTTTATAACTTTATCAATCTTTCCAGTTTTAGTTCTAACATATTCGTTTATACATATTTTTTCTTCCATCTTGCTTCTAGTCCTTTCTTTGTTTTTTCCTCTAAACTTTATCTCTCTCATCTTCAACTTTCCTTTCATAAAATATCGGTCTTAACTGTCATTTGTCGCTTTTCTTTCAAAATATTGTTTTATATCTTTTTTATAATCTCCATCTGGTTTTATTCCAAAAACTTTTTCAAACCAACTCCAAAAATCATTTTCAGAAAAATAAGCATTATTAATCGTCTTTACCATTAAATCTATCTGTTTTTGCTGTCTTTTATTCTCAGCTACTATTTTATTTATCCAATATTTAAGTGATTTTCTACCATACATAGTTAATCCACTTACTATATCCAAAACATCTACTAACTCATAAAAAGCTTCTTCACTCATTATCTCATTATTCATATAATCCAACCTCCCACCAATTCATATATAATTCTTTTTTAGGTTTATTTTGTAATATCTTCTCTATATCTTTCCAATGTTCTCTATCTTCTTTCAATTCTCCTATATAATGTTTATTTCCTTCTTTATCGTCATCTATATAATCTCTAATTGTTTCTGTATAACTTACTATTTCTTGATGTACATATTCTTTTATTTTTTCTAATTGTTCTTGTTGTTTTTTTATTTTTTTATTTTTATCTTCTAAGTCATCTATTAAATTACATACATTTATTAAAGATTTAATTTCCTCTTCATTAAAACCAATATCTACAACCATTCCTATTCCAGGTTCGGCACATCTCTCATATATGTCTATAATATCTCTTAATACTTGTATATCTTTTGATTTATTCATTTTCTATATTACCTCCATATTTATATTCTAAAACTTCACATAAACATATTTGCCCTACATTCATTAAATATGACCTAGTCTCTTTATTATATTCTTCATTTATTAAATTCTCTTTTTCTTTTCTATCTTTTATTTCTTTTAAATCCTTTTTTGGTATGATTAAACTTTTATTTATAATATTTAATATTGATTTTATTGCATCCCTTTCTTTGGTGTTATTGATTTTTGTTTTCTCGAAAACTGTTTCTAATTGTTCTAAAAATACAGATAAGATACGTACGCTTTTATTTAAAGAATATTCTTCCTCTTTTTCATATATAACAAATGCACTATTTGTTAAATCTTCTGTGTCTAAAACTCTATCTAACATTACATCTTCTTTTCCTTTTTCTTCTCTCCAAATATGAAGTTGTTTGAATTCCCCTACTATTGTATAAAATTTATATCTATATGATGAATTATTTTTGTCTTCATACTCTATATATAATTTTGTCCCTGTAGATATTTCATTATTTTTTAATGCCTTGATTAATTCATATCCACTATATCTTTTTACTTCTTTCATTAAATTCTTCTCTCCTTTTCATCATCTCTTCAAAATGGTCTTTATCTTGATTATGTTTATCTGCTAGAAAAGTTCCAATACATATAAATAAAAAACCATATATTATTATACCTAATAACCATCCCCCTTTTAATAAAAAAGGTAATAATAATATAAATCCAATTATCCCTGACACTATAATAAATTTTACAATATTGCCTATTATCCCCATGAAAAACCAGAAAATATTATCTAACATTTATATATCCCTCCTTATTTTGTTACTATTTTATTTAATATAAAATTAGTTTGATATTTTTCTCCTACTTTAATATACTGTGGTGTATATGAGATTAATTTCATGTCGGATAGTTTTTTTACTATCCCCCCTACCTTTTTCTCATTTCTACTGTCTCTGTTTTCTCCTCCATAATATCCTATTACTTTAGCTAATGTGTTATATCTAAAATAGGTAGGAATTCCTTTTTTTTGGTTAGTATCATATAATGAACTTAAATATATATATACTTTTATGATATTATTTATTTTGGTGTCATATAGTTCTTTTATTATATCTTTATATACATATCTCTTATATTTGTATTTCTTGCTGCTTATTTTATATTTATACTCCCCATCTTTTTCTATATATCCATATTCCAATAACTTATCTATTTTTCTATAAAAGGTTCTATAATTTATACCTAACTCTTTATATGCCCCTCTTGGCTTTTGATTGATAGTTATATTTCCATCTATATTATCTCCATTTAACAATATCCAAACATATAATATATCTGAAACCTCTTTATTGGATATGAAATTTTCTTCACTAGGTATTAACAATGATGTCCTTTCTTTGCTCACACACATACCACCACCTTTCTTATCCTTAATTAATACTTTATGTTTCTCTCTTAATTGCTTCTATATAATTATAACATATTTGTTTTTCAAAGTCAATACTTTTTTAAAATTATATACTAAACTTTGTATTTTTACACAACCAAACTTTGTACTTTTACACAACCAAACTTTGTATTTTTACACAATGAACTTTGTATTTTTACACAACTAAATATGTTATATAATATGTATATATAATATGTATATAAATATTTATAATATAATTGATTTATTTTAACATTTTAATCTATTTTTCTATATTTCTATTTTTTTGAAATTATTAGAAATTTTAGAGTGTTTTAGAAGTATTTTTAGAAGTTTCGTATGAATTATTAGAAATATCAAGGTTTTAGAGATTTTTAATATCTTATTTTTTTATCGTTATTCTATATTTATTACTATAATTATTATTTTTACTGTTTCGCTTAATGCACTATTTTCACCGTTTTTACGATTTTTTATATCTGTTTTTTCGATTTTATAAATAATTTTATTTTTTGTGCTTGTATGTATTGGGAGAGTAAGGTTTTTTCGGTATTTCGGAGTTGGGTGTGGGAATGGATGTGCACGCGGAACGCTTGTTCGATTTTTTGGGGTCTTAGTTGTTATTGTATCCCCCTTACTACCATAAATTTAAAACGTAACGGGGTTATTAATATTTATAAAATCACAATTTTATCAATAATTTTATAATATTTTAACTATTTTTAATTATTTTGTAAAATTTAACTTTTTGATTAAATTTTAAAAGGTTAAAAATTTTGATTTTAAAATTGGGGCTTGTTTATTTTTAGGGTAACTGTATTTTTAAAATATATGATATTATTGTAAAGTAAAACCCCCTTACACCCTAAAACAAAAGAACGTTTGTTCACTCATCTAATTACACAGCTATGAGCTATACGACAATATTTTAATAATATAAAATAAATAAAATAAAAAATAAATATAATAAATAAAACAAAAGAACGTTTGTTTGCTTATTTCTTTTTGTTCTTTGTGGAACATATAGAAAGAATAAAACAGAAATAAAAGTAAAAGTAATAAAAGCAAAATGAAATACAAAAGAGTTATACGCATAAATTATATAACACCTAAAAAATAGCAAAAATAAAAAAATAGCAATTTTTTATATATAAAAAAAATATATATTAATTGTATATATGTATATAAAATCCTATTATATTTAAATTTAAGATAAATAAGAATACAAATAAATGTTTGTAAAAATAGATATATCAAACAAAGTTTTGATTTTTGTAATATAACTGTAATATAATTGTAATTATTTTGTAATTGACTTTTAGCAATATAGTGATATAATAAGTATAATGAAAAAAGAAAGGAGAAATAAAAAAATGTATATAATATTAAACAATTTTATTTTTGGAAAATATAAGGAATGTTTGCCAAAAATAAAAAAAATAGAAAATATTGATAGTAAACACAAAAAAATTACATTTTATAAATTGTCTAATTTTGAAAAAACAGAAATAGAAAACTTGACAAACTATAAAATAAAAGAATAAAAAAAAAAAGATTTTTAAAAAATATGTAGAATAATATAAATAAAAGGAGTTGTAAAAAAATGATTTTATTTTTAGAATTTTTGGCAAAAATGGGGATAATTTTTATTGAATTAATGGGGGTTTTGATTTTTGGGTTATTAGTACAAGGCATTGTCTATAATTTAAGCAACAAAAAAATAAATCTATATAAAATAATTATTTATAATTTAATTGATAAATACATAAAATAATAAAAAGGTGGTGCTTATATGTTTACAATAAAATTATTAGATAAAACAACGAAAAAGATTTTTACAAAAAATTTTGACAACTTTTATAAGTATAATAACTTTAAAACAAAATTAAAATATAGTAAAAAATTAATTGTAATAAGTACAGAAGAATTTTAGGAAGGAGTAAAAACAAATGGACAAAACAGAATATTTAAAGAGTTTTATTGATAGCATAAGAGAAGAAAAAAACGAAATAGAAAAAGAAATAATAAAAAAAGAAAATAGAATAAAACAACTTGAAAAAAAAGAAAATGAACTAAAAGAAGAATATAAAAGAATTAAAATAAAAAAGGAGGAATAAAAAAAATGAAGGGGTTTAAGTATTTATTAATATTTATTTTTGGCTTTGTATTTTGTTATTTCTTAATTGTTTATAATTTAAAAATAGAAATAACAGAAAAAACAGAAATGGGCGAACTTTTGACAATTTCTATTTTTGGCAATAGTTGGAATTATTACAATGAATTTTAATAAAAAGAAAAATAAATATATTGTAATAAAAATGTAATATTTTTGTGCTTGATTTGTAATAAAAAAAATGATATATTATAATCACAAAAGAAAAGGAGGAAAAAAGAAAATGGAAGAAGAAAAAAATATAAATGATATAATAAAAAATATAGATAATTCAGTTTTTGACAACTTAGAGAACGAAAAAAACAATGATTATTATTATACTATAAATAATTTTAATTATTAATTAAAAAATACATATTTTGGAGGTAAAAAATGAAAAAAATTATTGAATTTGGCAAAATAGACTTTAATAAAATAGGGAAGAAAATAAATCCCGTTACTATAGAAATTGAATTAAAAAATGAAGATAGCGAACAACCTGTTTTTAGTGTTTGCGGTGTTGTGTGGAACTCTAAAAAAAGTGACATATTGATGGGCGGGCAATGTTTAGATGAATTATTGACATATTTTAAGAAAAATAAGTTGTTCTTAGAAATATACAGACTTTGGAATTTGTACCACTTGAATGATATGCACGCAGGAACTAAAAAACAAGAAAATTTTTTAAATAAAAACAATATAAAAAATTGGGCAAATGATTACACAAATACTTGCGAATTTTTAAATAAAAATAACTTATTATACGATAACGGTATTAAATTTGGCACAACTTGGCATTATTGGGCAATACCTAAAAAAGACCTTAAAAAAATAAAAAAAATAATAGTAAATGATTATAAAATCATAAACAATGATATTTTTTTAAAAGTTGAAAATATTTAAAAAAAATATAAAGAATTAAAAGTTTTTAAAAATGGAGGAATAAAAAAATGGATAAAATTACATATAATACAAAAATTGATAATCATATTATCGAAATCGAAAAAGAAAAAAATAAAAAAGATTGTATAATTTGGTACTATTACAATAATAATATAAATTGTATACAATTGTATTTTTTTAATGATAAGATTTACGGGGGCTATATTACAGAACGACAAAAGAATATATTATATAAAAAAATTAATAAAATCATAAAAGAAGAGAAAAAAAGAACAATGTAAAAAATAATAGAATAATGGAGGTATAAAAAAATGAAAGTACAAAATTTTTATAATAAAAATCAATTTTTGATTGAAAGTGATGAGCTTATACAATTTCAGAGTTACAACAGCTTGATTGCAAGCATAAACAAGGACAAAGGAACATTGATATTGGGCATTGATTGGGATTATTCAAATACTACTATGAAGCATTTATATATGTTTATTGATGATTATAGACACTATTTAAAAAAGGATATTTGCGAATTGTTTGTATGTCTTTATAGAGAAAAAAACAAAAGAAAATATATCCAAAAACTAATTGATAATAAGAAAATTGAATATGATGTAAATATGCAATGATAACAGATGAAAGCAATTTTAAAATTGCAAGTAGCAAGTTATAAATAATTAATTAATTATTTTATAACTTGTTTTTTTATTGTTTTATACAAGGATTTTAAAAAAATAAAATCTTTATATAAGAAAATAAAAAGCACATTCACAAATTTATATTAATATATTTATAATTTATATGCAATAAAATACGAACGCATTAAAACGTGCCAAAATGGGATATAATCAAATATATTTTTTATATGTATAGTTATATGGTATATTTTAAAAGTATAATTATATTGCATTTTAATTATAATTAAATAATAATTATATATATAACTATAATTTTATTGTATATTTTTATAGTTTATATTATAAAACGCATTCAATTAAAATATAAGGCAATATAATTATTATATATATAACTATATTAGTATATTAATAAAAACGATTAAAAAGCATCCTTAGACGTGCGACACACTAATATTATATATATGTATATATATAATATTTATAAAACTTATGTTTGTAAAATGTTTGTTTGCAAAAGAATGTTTGTAAAACGTTCGTTTGATAGAACAGATGTTTTAAAGAACAAATGTTTGCAGAAAGATGAGAAAATACGTAACAGGGAAATAAAAAATCTCCCCGGGATATAGAGGGATAGAGGGAAACGGTAACAAGAACAAAAAAAATCGCCCGGGATATAAAATATTTTTTAAAAAAAATATTGACAAAATAAAAAAAATATGTTATTATTAAAATATAATAAAAATTTAATTAATTGAAAAGGAGATTTTTTATGAAATATGAATTTTGTTTTTTAAAAAAAGACGAATTAGAAAAAAAAGAAAGTGAATATAAAACAGGCATAGAATTAAGAAAAAATATAAATGGTTTACTTTTAGAATTTAAAAAATTAGGACATAAAAAGGTAACAAAACATATTGAAAATTTAACAAGAGAATATTTAGAGAAAAATCATATAAATTATGAATATGTATATTACCAAAATTTAGATAAAAATTACAGTGGAATAAGTGAAAAATATTATGATAGAACTTTAATAATAAAATTTCAAAATTATTTTGGTAATATTGGCAATATTGATATTTTAAGAGGATATGAAAATAATGCAAAAGGTGGATATTATGACAAAATTTTAGAAATAAATAGTTGGTATAAAAAAGAAGAAATAGAATATTTACAAAATATTCACGAACCTGAATTTCAAAATGCTTATAATAATTTAGAAATATATAATAATAAATTAAAAGAATTAATAGAATTAAGAAATAGTTTTGGATTTTTAGCGAGGTAAAATTTATAAAAATTTAGCGATTTTAAAAGTAGCAATTTCAAAAGTAAAATTAGTTTTTTGAAATTCACTTTTTGGTCGAAAACCCACCCCTTTAGTTGAAAACTAAGGGGAGAAAGGATTTTATATGAATAAATTTGATTTAATAAAAAAAGAAATAGAAAGAAATATAGATTTGGAAAAATTATTATTTGAATTAGAGGATATATTATATACTGCACCTCTAAAAGAGGAATGCTTGAGTATTGAAAACGATATTTTTAATGATATAGAAATATTAATTAGAGATTTAAAATTTTATTTATATGGTGGAGGATATTTATGGAAGAATTAATAATTTTATGTAAATATAAACTATTAGAAAAGATATTAGAAAGACAAGCAACGAATGAGGATTTAACTTTTTATGAAAATAATATAGGTATAGATTTAATAATAAATGATAATGAGTATACTTTAAAATGTGAAAATTATATTATTATAATAGACAAAAGTAATATTTCTGTTTTAAGATTTAATAAAGAGATAAGAGAATATGAAGAGATAGAATATTATACAAATAAATTACAATTATTTTTATAAAAAACTTGACAAGTTTAAAATTATATGCTATAATATATAAAAAGTTGAGGAGGGTAAAATGAATAGAGGAGATATATTTTATGCGGACTTAGGCAATATTACAAACACAAATATACAAACCGGAATAAGACCAGTTTTAATTATTTCTAATAATAAATGCAATAGATATAGCCCAACAATTATAATAGCTCCATTAACATCTAAGATAAAAAGGGTAGATTTGCCAGTACATATAACACTTACAAAGGACGAAGAAAATAATCTAGAATTAAATTCTGTTGTATTGTTAGAACAAATTAGAACTATAAACAGAAACCAATTATTAACTAAAATAGGGTCTGTATGCGAAAGTGATATAAATAATATTAATAAAGCATTAAAAATTAGTTTAGGTTTAATATAAAGGGAGGAAAAATTATGGATTTTGTAAATTTAGAAGAAATTTTAAAAAAATATTTTGGTTTAAAAGGTAATTTATGTTTAACAGATGGGAAATATACTAAAAATGGTCATATTGCATATGAAAAGCTTATAAAATTACTTATAGACTTAAGTAATATTATAGAAATTGATATTGACAATGTAATAATACAATTAGATAATATAGAATATGAAAATTAAAAAGGAGGAATATTATGGGAAAAATAATAAATAATAAACAATTAACAACAATAGAATGGTGCGATGAATGTGGTCAAGAAAATGAAATAAGTAGTAATGGTGGGTATTGTAAAAATTGTGGAGAATGGTTAAGACCATGTAGCACTTGTGATATGGATAATGTGGACTGTAATAATTGTCCATATTTGTCTATGGAAACAAGACAAAGGTTAAATAAAATACTAGGAACATTTATTGGAAGAAGATTTGATAGTACAGACGAAATAATAAATAGTATATGTATACAAGATGGTTTTTTAGAGGACATTTAGTAGAAGATAATACAAATAAAGACCATATTAGTGATGATATTTTAATAGGAAGTGTGGAAACGGTAGATAATTTACAATTTGATATTCAATTATTCTATATTAAAGATAATTATAATAATTATTATATTACAGAAACAGAAGTTTTAGAAGAAATATAGAAAGGAGAAAATATGGGATATAGAGAAATTTTAGAAGAAAAAGCAAAAATAAGTTTTGATAAATTTATAGATTATATTCAAAACAATTCTAATTTAATTATAAATAATGATGAAGAAGAAAATAACAAAGTTATAGAAGTAATTTATTTTGACGAAAATAATGAGGATTTTATAGGAAGATATTATTTTGATGAAGATTATTGTTATAAAACAATGGAATAGGAGGTTGTTATGTTATTAAGAGATATGTATAAAGAATTAGAAGAATTAGGTGGATTTTCTACGAATTTAGAAGATTTAACAGAAGAACAAATAGATTTTTTAGAAAAAGAAAATGAATATAATATTAACTTAGAAGACTTACTTGATGCTATTGACAATTATTCATATAGTAAAGAAGCAGAAATTTGTGGAACATTTAATGATGTAGAGGATTTGGCTTATCAGGAATTAAGCGACTTATTTAATATTCCAGAAAACATTATGAATTATATAGACTTAGAAAGGTTTGGAGAGGATTTATTAGAGGAAGAATGTTACTATGAATTGTCCGATGGAAGAATATTATATATAGGGTTATAAGGAGGGATAAGTTATGAAAGATGTTGAAAATGAAGAAATAACAAGTTATATTTTAAAAAATAATGCAAATGTGAGGGAGGTTGCTAAACATTTTGGAATTAGTAGACAAACCGTATGTAATAGAATAAAGAAGTCGAAAAATGAAGAAGTACAAAAAATTATGGAATTACATTTTAAATATAGGTCAAAATACAAATATCTAAAAGAGAATTAATATTCTCTTTTTAAATATTACATATATTTTATATAACTATAAAAAAATAATTGACAAAATAAAGTTTTTATGCTATAATAAAACATATTTATTAATAAGATTTAAGGAGGTAGATAATGAATAAAAAAGAAGAATTATTAGAGCTATTTAAGAAAAATAGTGATAATATTATAAAAGAACTAGAAAAAGGAAGGGATATATGTATCAAAAAAAATAAAAATGGATATGTATTATATTCTAATTTAATAAAAAAAATAAAAGGAGAATAATATGAATAGAGAGTATTTTATAAAAAAACTCTATAATGAATTTAAGGCATAAAAGATTTAAAAATGAACAAGAAATAATAAGCAAAATATCATCTTATAATGATATTTTAAATATTGATTAAAAAAAAGATTATAGAATGGATAGTTTAGATTATTTATTAGTTGGAAATATTAAATTTGGAGATATATAATGTATTAAAATGGAAATATGGTACTTAATAGACCATTACAACAATATGTATATTACAGAAACACATATTCTTGATTAATTATATAAGTTTGCTAGAACTTAAAACTAGAATATAGCAATTGGGCTATGATATTACTTAAAGTAATATTATAGCCTTTTTTACATATAATAAGCATATTATAAATAACTATATAGCACATTGATAATTATATAACAGGAACTACGAGGATTGATTTTGAGAAGTTTTAAATACTTATTAATATAAATACACATATATTATATTAAATTGATTTAAAGGGATTTTAAGGCTAATATTAAAATAATATAAATTATAATCAATTAAAATGGATTTTAAGGTCTTTTATATTAAAAGTAGTATAATTACATTGACTATAAATAAAAATAGATATATGGTCATTCTCATAGCTCCTGGGTATATAAAATGATATTATATAACTTAATTAATTGACAAATATGTTGTTACATATAAAATAATATTAAAAATAAATATATAATGTAAATATGTAACATAAAACATGAAAATTCCCGGGCAATATACAAATACTCAAGAAAGAAAAATAACGGTAACAAGGTTTTTAAAATTTGCCCTAAAAAAACAAATAAAATAGCAAAAATGAAAATAATAGAAATAAAAAAATATAAAAAACAAAAAAAGTATTGACAAAATTTTAAAAATATGTTATTATATAATTATAGAAAATAAAGAAAGGATTTGATAATATGAATTTTAATTATTTAGAAAGACAGGACGAAAACTTTAAAATAATTTCAAATAGAATTGCTCTTTACTATAAAGAAGTGTTTAATATAGAAATTTTAAATTTATTTTATAAAAGAAATTTAAAAAAAACAAGTGATAAAAATGTTAAATTGTCTAATTATATAGAAGTATTGCCTATTGAAGTTTTTGATTTTTATATTCTAATTAAAGACAATAATAAAAAAATCTTCAAATATAAATTATTAAAAGCAACATATGATGGCAGAAAATATAGGGATAAAGAAAACAGATATATTGGTTTTTTGGAAAATCTATATTTTTTTGTAGATGAATATTTATGTAAATATTGTAGAAAACATTATTTAAGAAAACACAATACCAAACAGATTAATATGATATTAGAGAAAGATAAGGAAGTAAATGATGACTATCATAATTGGATTATTAAAAATTATAATAAATAAATATTTAATAATAGTAATATAATTAGCAATTTTAAAAGTAGCATTTTAAAAAGTAAAAGTAGTTTTTCAAAAACCACTTTCGATTTGAAAACCTACCCCATCAGTTGAAAATATAGGAGGTATAAAATTGATTAATGAAAAAGAAAATAATGAGGATAAAAAATTAAAATTAGAGGAAGATGTATTAGATTTTTTAGAACATTTAAAATCAGTAGAAAAAGAATATAAAAATGTATTAAAAAGATATTCTGTTGATTTTGGAAATAGCAATAAAAAGGAACAAGATATTCTCCATTATATTGAATTTAAAGAGTTAAGTGCAGTTGGAGCATATAGATTAGTAAAAGAATTGAGTAAAGTAAGAAAAGAGAGAAGAAAAGCAGAAGATACTGTACAGTTTTTAAATAGATTAGGTTCTAATTTTACTTTCAATAATGATAAAACTATTGATGGGATTTTAAATTCTAAAAACAAAAAAATGGAGATTAGAACATATCATACTAAATATTATACAGAAAATACTTTAAATGATATTGTTAATAAAAAAAGAAAGGAGAGAATAAATGATATTAAGTAAAGAAGATTTTGAAAATATAGATAAATTTTTTAAAAATGATGATACAATGGACATTTATACTGCAATAGGTTCAAAAGTAATATTTGCTTTTCCAGATAACGGAATGACATATGAAAGGGAAATAGCTACTAAATATTTAAAATTAAATCATGAATATACTATAGAACGTATAGATGTAGGTGGATGGCATACTACTATATATTTAAAAGAATTTCCAGATATGCCTTTTAATAGTGTATATTTTAGAAATAAAGGAGGTAAATAAAATGAAATTAGGAGACAGAATGAAAAGATATGAATTTGTTACACGTAATTATTTAACATGTAGAACCCCTGTCATTGTAAGAATAGATGGAAGAGCTTTTCATACTTTTACAAAAGGACTAGAAAAACCATATGACGGAGATTTTATGAGATTGATGCAAAATACTACGTTAGAGTTATGTAAAGAAATCCCTGGATGTAAATTAGGATATACTCAATCGGATGAGATATCTTTATTATTAACTGACTGGGATAATAATGATACACAAGCATGGTTCCAAAATAATTTATCTAAAATTATATCTATTACAGCAAGTTTAGCTACACTAAAATTTAATAATATTTTAGAAGATAAATTACAATATAACGGATTTAGTTATAAATTTAATAATAAAAGATGGAAAGCTACATTTGACAGTAGAGCATTTAATATTCCAAAGGAAGAAGTCTGTAATTATTTTATTTGGAGGCAACAGGATGCGACACGTAACGCAATTCAGTCAGCAGGTCAGGCATATTTTTCACATTCTCAATTACAAAATAAAAATTGTAATGAAATACAGGAAATATTATGGAAAGAAAATAATATTAATTTTGACAAATATAGAACAGATTTTAAAAGGGGCAGTTGTGTAATCAAAAAAGATGGGAAATGGTATATAGATTTAGACATCCCTATATTCACTCAAGATAGAGATTATATAGATAAATTGTTAGGAGTTGAATAAATATGGATAATATGAACGATATAATAAAACAATATATTATTAAGACATTAGAATTACAACAAACAAGATTAAAATGTATTAATCTAGGATTTAATCCGAGTGGAAATGTTAAAGTAGAATTAGATTTAATTGATTTATCATTGAAAGAAATCGAAAGTAGGTGGAAATAATGACATTTAATGATGCTAAAATTTGGTTAGAAGTCTTTAATATAAAAATAAAAGAAAGCATAAAAAAAGGAGAGTTACACTTTAAAATTGGTATTTTGAATAGTGTAAAGCTAAGTCAAGCTATTGATATTATATTAAATGAAATAAAGGAGGATTAATATGAACAATAAAATCAAAATTTATCTTAATCTAACTAATGGCATTGAGTTCTTATCTGACACTGATTTTAAAGAAGATTATAATTTTGTAAGAATACAAAGTTGTGCTTGTGAAAGGCATTTATGGAATAAAATCTTATCTGATTTAGACTATAATTTTTTAATGGATATTGCATTAGGATATACGGTAATAGTATGTGATGCAAGCCCTCATAAAATGTTTAGTAGAGCTTTATACCAAGGAGTAGAATTTATTAAATATGCTTTAAATAGGATATGGTTAGATAAAATGACTATTCCTTATGTAAAAGGAATAAGATGTGATAAATATTTTAACGAAGAATTTAATAAATTAGATAAATCTACACTAAAAAAAATAAAATATTTAAGAAAATTTTTAAATACTGACAAGATAGATATTATATGTATTAGTACTACTACAACCCATGATGGAGATTATAACTACTTTAAGAAATTATTAGTTGATAAATATAAGGAGGTATATTATGAATAAAGACTATTTTAAATTAGGAGAAGAAATCGAAAAGAAAATATATAATTATGATGACCAAGGAAATGAATATTGCAAAACTATTAAAGGTAAAGTATTTCAAATAACAAATCATTTTGTTGTAATTGATAATGGATTTTATAAAGAAGCTTTTAAATATTCAGAATTTCAGCCTGACACTCCATTTGAAACAAATGAAGCACCATATGACTTATCATTAGAAAGTTATTCTCAAGACATTATAAAAGAATGTATAGAAAAATTAAACAAAAATCAAAAAGGAACTGTTTTTAATTTAAATCAATTAAATCAAGTAATAAATTTATATTTTGAAGATAAAGATTACATTGTAGAAGAAGATAATAATATTTTTTATATAAGAAAAAAATAATAAAATATATTGACTTTCATTATAAAATTTGATATAATAAAATAAAATTGTCTTAAATTTTATATTAATATAGGGACTGAAGTGGAGATAAGTGCTGCCATGCACCTTATAGGTCAAAAGAAATGCAGGAAAGGGCACACCTGCCAATAACCTATATTTAGTAGAAACTCTTATGCAAATAAAAATTTATTTATTAGAAAGGGGAATAAGAATGATATATTTCATTAGTGATACTCATTTTTATCATAAAAGTATTATTCCTTATTGTAAAAGACCTTACTCATCTATAGAAGAGATGAATAAGAAACTCATAGAAAACTGGAATTATACAGTCAATGATGATGATACTATATATTTTTTAGGAGATTTTTCTTTTGGCAATGCTGAGCAAAGTCATGCAATATGTAATCAATTAAAAGGTATAAAAGTTATTATTAGAGGTAATCATGATAGAGATAGAGGGAAACAATCTTGGGAAAATATAGGATTTGATTTAGTGTTAGATAGCCCTCAAAAGCTTTATTATGTAGACAGAAACCACAACTTTAAATATGTAATACTTTCTCATGAGCCTCAATATATTAAAGATAATGAATTCAATATCCATGGTCATATTCATGATGCATTATTAGAAAGTGAATACCCAGATATGAAATCTAATAATCATCTTTGTGTATGTGTGGAAAGAATTAATTATAAACCAATTTCTTTTGAAGATATACAAAAAGATTATTTAGAAAAATTTTTTAAAGAAAAGGAAGGAAGATAATATGATTAAAACAGATATAACTGGAGAAACAATGATTTTTAAAAATGATAATGGATTTTATTCAACATCTATTTCAAAAAAGAAACAAGATGGAAGCTATGATAATGCTTATATTAATGTGTCATTTAGAAGTGGTGTAACATTAGACAATAAAACTTTAATTAATATTAAAAGTGGATGGTTAAGTTTTGATAAATATGAAAAGGAAGGGAAGACTAACACATATTTAAAAATATTTGTTAATGACTTTGATATCGTATCTAATTCTTCTCCAGCTAATTCAGCTGAAAAAGATGCATCTGGATTTGCAAGTACAGATGATTTACCATTTTAATTAAATTAAAGGCAAATGGCTGGGCATTTGCCTAATAAATATAAAAGGGGGTTATAGAATGAAAATAAAAACAATTTTATTAATGATTATTACTCTTGCAAGTGTATTTCTATCTATATATGTAAGCACTTTATATGCTGGATTTGTAGCTCCATATATTATTGGATTTACAACTCCTATTATTGTAAATGCTATATATACATTTGACATAAATAAATATAAAAATAAAAAATAGGAGGATGTTATGGATATTAAATTTATAGAGATAATGTCTTCTAGCTATGATGTATATAGAATAGATAAAAATAATATATGTGAATGTAATTGTATAATAAAAAATGCACCTGTTGATTGTAGTAGTTTAGAAGATAAAAAATCAGTAGACTTGCCATTAGTTGAAAGTCTATTACTGATTATAGATAATTATACAGAAATAAAAGATGAAAATGATATAACATTAGATGTTAATAAACAAGATATCTCTCAAATTCTTATCTGTAAAGAAGATGATACTGTAGTATTAGGATATGTAGATTTAACTACAGAAAACTATAATATGCACCAAACTAATTATATTGAAGGAAATAGATTATATATTACAATTGAAGATGAAATTTAATATTTTTTTTAATAAAAGCTTGACTTTTATCTCCATCTATGCTATACTATATACAGAAAGAGGGGAAGAGATATGAGTAATATAGATAAAATTTTAAACAACTTTATTAATACAAAAAGAAGTGATGGTACAAGAAAAAGATATAAAGATAATCTTAAAGAATTATTTGAATTTAAATCAATTACAACACTAGATGATTTCAAAGAATTAAATATTGATGACTATTATGAATGGAAGAATTATCTATTAGACACTGGAATATCTGAAAATTCAATAAGACCAAAACTTAGTGCTGTTAGTAGTTTTTATACATTTTTGTTATCAAAATCTGAATTAGATTTTAACAAAAATATTATTGCTAGTAGTGATTTATTTAAAACAACAAAAAAAATAGTAAATCCACAACACACAACATATTTAACAGAAGATGAAATTATAGATTTTTTAAGGGAATGCAAAACACCTAGAGAAAAAGCCTTTTGTTCAATATTTTTAAATACAGGTATAAGAATTTCTGAATTAATAAATTTAACTTTAGATACTTTTACTGTATTTAAAGATGAAAATAATGAAGAAGTTTCTACTATTATTGTTACTAGAAAAGGTGGAAAAATGCAAGAAATATATTTTAATTCTTTTGTGACAAAATGTATAAAACAGTATTTAAAAACTAGGACTTCTACTAAATTAAATTATTTGTTTGTATCTAATACAGGTAAAAAGATGTCTGCTCAAAGTATTGATACTACTATAAAAAAAATAAAGAATAAAGCAGGCATAACAAAACCAATTTCTGCACATAGTCTAAGAAGGACAGCAGCTACAGATATGTATAAACATGGATTTCAAATAGAAGAAATTCAAGATGTATTAGGTCATAGTAATCCTGGTACAACACAAATATATTTAAAAGAACTACAAAATAAATCTCGCAATGTATTTAGAAATTATAAAGTTGGTTTATAAGGAGAAAAGTTATGAATAAAATAAAAAATGGATTAATAGGATGCTTAATAATAGGTATAATATATATATTAATTTCTATTGTACCAAAATTCCTTAATTTCATGGAAACACAAAAAGATATTTTCCATATATTACCAGAAGGTCAGGTATTTATAATTAAAGAAAATAACATAAATCCAAACAAAGAAATTAATACAAGTCAAAATATACCTTTGCCATCTGATATAGCTAAAAAAATGCAAGAAGAACACGAATATAAATTAAGAAAAGAGGCAGAAATCGCAGAAAAAGAAAGAATAAGACAAGAACAAATAAAACAAAAGCAAATACAAAAGCAAGAAGTAGCAAGAAAATCACAGCAAAATAATACAGTTGAAGTTACATCTCGTTCTTCATCATCACGAACAAATGATATAGGATATGTAGCATTTGTGGCGACAGGATATTGTCCTTGTGCTAAATGTTGTGGTAAAACTAATGGTATAACAGCTAGTGGTGTGAAGGCAAAAGCTGGAGTAACTGTTGCAATGCCAAACAAATACAAATTTGGAACTAAAATAAAAATAAAAGGAATGGGTACCTATATTGTTCAGGATAGAGGTGGGGCAATAAAAGGAAATAAAATAGATATATTTTTTAATACTCATCAAGAAGCTCTAAACTTTGGGAGGAGAACAGTATATATTAAAATATTATAAGGAGAAAAGAAATGAATGATAAAAATTTGTACTTTAAAGATAAAAAAGGAAAAATCATTTATAATAAATTATGTGTAGATTGCCCTTATTCTTGCAAGCAAAGTTTTAGGAGTATGATTATAACTTGTAAGCTTACTAAAGAGCAAAGAAAAAACAGAAAGGGGAAATAAAATGTATTATTTTGATTATGCTTCTACTTATCCTACAGACATAGAAATACTTAAACAATGTATTTTAAAAAGAGATGATGGTATATTTAATAATCCATCTTCTACTCATGAAGAAGGAATAAAGGCAGCAGATTTATTATCAAAAGCAAGACAAAAAATTGCTAATATTTTGCAGTGTTCTACGGATGAAATAATATTTACGAGTGGAGGCTCAGAAAGTGATAATACAGCACTTAAAGGTGTTATGTTAAAATATAAGCCAGAAGAAGCTGAATTAATTACCTCTACTATAGAACACCCTGCTATTTTAGAAACTTGTAAGCAATTAGAAAGATTTGGATATACTATTCGCTATGTAAAACCTAATAATAAGGGTTATATTGGCATAGAAAATATAAAAAAACAAATTAATGATAAAACAAAACTTATAAGTATAATGGCAATTAATAACGAATTAGGAACTATGCAAGATATATATGAAATAGCTCATTTAGCTCATACAAAAGGGATACTATTTCATACAGATGCAGTTCAGGCATTAGGTAAAATAGATTTAAATTTAGATACAATTGACATGGCATCTTTTTCTGGGCATAAGGTAGGGGCATTAAAAGGTACTGGATTTTTGTATGTTAAAACTTATGTAGAATTGGAACCATTAATTTGTGGAGGTGGGCAAGAAAGTAATCTGCGAGCAGGAACAGAAAATATATTTGGAAACTATATGTTAGCGTTGTGTTTAGAAAAATATTATAATAATTGGACAAATTTTAATATCACATATATGAATAGCTTACAAGATAAAATAGTTCAGAAATTAAAAACTGCTTTCGGAGATAATATTATTATTAATTCTAATGCTCTAGGTATTGTTAATATTGCTTTTAAGAATATAAATAGTGAAACACTACAGTTAATGCTTTCTTGTAAAGGTGATATGGTTTCTGTTGCATCTGCATGTCATTCTAATTTTTCTGAACCATCATATGTATTAAAAGAAATAGGAGTTCCTAATGAATTTTTAAACGGTTCTTTAAGGATTAGTATTTCGCCTGATACAAAAGAATTTGAAGTGGATAATTTAATCAAAAATATTATATTGTATGCAAATCATTTAATAAAAATAGGAAAGGAGTAAAAATATGGAAACAAATAAAATTGAAAGTATAGACTTTGTACCAGAAAAAAAAGTAAAAGGGAAATTTAAGGCAAAATGTTTTCATTGTAAAGAAAAGGAAAAAATGACAACAGAAAAAGGAGTAGAATTTGAATTGCCATTTAGATATGTAGAAGTACCTAATAAGAGAGATTTAATGAAAGAATGTAAAGAATATATAAAAGAAAGTAAAGAAAAATATGGTAATGAAAGAGTTATAAAAAGAGCATTGATAAATTATTGTCCAAATTGTGGGCATACAATTAATATATGTTGTAAAGATTATGTGGATTTTTATAAACCAACAAAAAAAGAAAATAAAGAAAAAAAATAAAATACTATTGACTTTTGAATTAAAATATGCTATAATAAAGTAGACAAAGTATATGCTAATATTTTTATTTTTTAGGAGAGTGATTTTAATGTTAAGTTTTTTATTTAATCCATTTTTATGGAATAAAGATGTTTATAAATTTAATAGATTTGAGAAAGATATGAACCCATTCTCAGTTCATGAGAAAGGTAATAAAGTAATATTAGTGCATAATATAGTTGGCATTAATAAAGAAGATTTAAAAGTAAAGATTATTAATGATAACAATATAAGTAAATTAGTTATTTCTGGAGAAACTAAAAATAAAGAAACAGAAAGTGATTATTCTATTCATTCTGAATTTGTATTAGATAAAAATAAAAAGATAAAGGATATTTCTTCAAAAACAGAGAATGGTTTATTATATATCACTATTGAGTATGAAAAACCAGAAGTAAAAGGGGATATTCAAACTATTAAAGTAGATTAGATTTTTATTTTAATTAGCATATACTTTATAAATAAATTTATAATTTATAGAAAGGAAGATAAAAATGGTAAGTAATTTAGAATTTTTAAGAGGAGAGTTAACAAAAGTACAAAAAAGTTTAGGGAATACTAAAGCAATGGATTATAAAAGATACGCAACATTATATCAAACATATGTAGGACTTGTAAATGCAGTAAATCAAACTGAGGCATTACAAAAACAAGCTATAGAAGAAGAGAAAAGAAAACAAGAGGAACAAAAAATATTAAAAGAAGCTAATTTAGAGGTTAAAGCACAAGAAAAAAGTAAATAAAAGGTGATATTATTGAATACTTTTGATTTTATAGGGAGAATTTCTATCCCTTCAGATAGACAAAATTTTATAAAAAGAACTAACAATAATAAAAAATTTATTAAATTATTAGTTAAACAAAATGAAAATAATTCAGGTTATGCATATATGTATGGAGATACATTATCTAGTGGTGCAATTGTTGTAGTATCTAAAAGAACTAAAAGAAAATTTTTAGTGCCATTTGAAAAGAGATTTGATAAAGACATATTAAATTCAGTTTCTTATGTATCTAAATATTATATAGAATATAATCATAAGAAAATACAATTTATTTGGAAAGATGACTTTATGGATTATCTATATGAATTGATTAATTCTTTATCAGAAAATACTATATATAAAGTATCAGGAGATTATAGTATAAGTTATAATAATGGAAAACTTTATAATAATTTTAATATAAAAAGTGTAACAGTAGATAATTCATTAAGACCTGAATTGACATTAAAGCTTGATTTATTTTATAATTATCAGTCTTTAGATGAAAGAGATAAAAGGAATAAATTTATATTAAATGCGTACATTCAACAATATGTTTATGCAAATAAAAGAATGGAATATTTTCCAATACAGGTACAATTTGTAACTAATAGATTTGATTTTAAAAATGCAACTCATATAGATTTAATAAAGCATAGAAAAGCAAATCTTCTTCCTGATAAATCAGAGGGATATGTAAAAGCTACGTGGGAAGCTCAATATGTAAGAGGAGCTCAATTAATATTGCCTCCTTTAGAAACATTACCAAAAGATATACAATTTGAAATTATAAATGCTGGTAGAGATATTAAGGAATATATGCATAATGTTATAGGAAAAGCAGAAGAATTTATATGTTTAACTAGACCAGATAATATTCTAAATAAAGATGGTAAGGCTTATATTTCTATAAGTTGTACAGACAATGAATTTAAAAGTCAAATTAATAGGCAATTTATAGAAGATAATTATGAAAGTATAGATAAGATAGCTAAATATGATGCAGAAAAAAATCCATTTAATTAAATTAGAAAGGAAGATTATATGAATATTTATGAAAAAGTTCAACTAGTAAAAAAAGAATTATCTGAGAGAGAACTAAAAAAATCTGGAGAAAATAAGTTTGCAGGATTTAAATATTATGAATTAGGAGATTTTATGCCCTCTATTATTGAATTATGTGAAAAGCATAAATTATTTACACAAGTTACATTTACAAATGAAGAGGGAATTTTAATTATAGTAGATGCTGAAGATGCAAATGCAGTAAAAACTGAAAATGGAGTATTAGATTATAATTGTATTAGATATACATCTCCAATGAGAGATTTAGAACTTAAAGGAGCTAATGCTATTCAAGCCTTAGGTGGAGTTCAAACTTATTTAAGAAGATATCTATATATGAATGCATTTGATATTGTTGAAGCTGATATGTTTGATAGTGTAGATTTTGAGAAGAAAAAAAGAGCCAAAAAGGAAAAAGGAGCATTAGAAGTATTAGTTGAAAAATCAAAAGAAGCATTTAAATCAGCTACAGATAAAACAAAAGAAGAGATTGCAAAAGAGATGAAAACTTTAGGATATACTAGTTTTGCAGATGTAGCTAAAAAACAAAACAAAAAAGACATTATTTCATTAGCTAATGTTTTAAATATTGAAGTTCCTCAAGAATTAATGAATGAAGAAAAGCCAGTAGAGAAAAAAGGGAACAAATAGTTTCCCTTTTAATTTTTTAAAAAGGAGTTTTAAATGGAAGAGAATTTAATATTAAAGGCATATAGAGATAAAGAAAGACAATCTACAATTAATATAGACCTTAAAGCTCATACTTATGGATTTGAAATTTATAGAATTTGCTTAATGTTATTAGATAAACTAATTCATTTAAATCAAGAAATAGATATTTCTAATGATATTATTGATAATTTTTTTGATAGGATGAAAGAAGATTATAAAAAATACTATATAAAATAGGAGGTAAGCATGGCAAAAATAACTAAACTTGAGAAAAGTATATTGGATTTAAGACAAATAGAGGGATACACAATAGAAGAAACAATTAAAAAAGTCAAAATATCACGAAAAACATTTAAAGAAATTGTTTCTAATCTTTCTGAACAAGGACTTTATGATGAAGAAGAAATAAAAAAAGCCATGAAGAGAAAAAAACAAAGGGACTATTATCAAAAACATAAAAACCATAAAAAATTACCTTCTGAAGAAGAAGAATATAGGCAAAAATGTATAGATATTTTATGTACTAAATATTTTTGTTATAATGAAACTAAGCAATTTAATCCTATTTTAGTATCTAAATTAAATAATCTATATAAGCAAAGTTTTTCATATAAGATTATATATAATAGTATATTATATTCTATGAAGAATTTAGATTATGCTAATACTAAAGTTTTTAGTTCTGATTATCAAAAAATAAGTTATATGATGGCTATTATTAAAAATAATTTAAAAATAGTTTGGAAAAAAATGCAAAGACAGGAAGAAGCTTATGAAGGATTTACTAAGAAAATAAATGATGAGGAAATAATACATCAATTAAATAAAAATATAATTAGTAAACCATTACCTAAAAGAGATATGAGCAAATTTTTAGATTAGAGGAAGTGTAAAATGAGAAAATTAGATTTAACTAAAAACAGAGATGTATTAGAAGGTAACTTTGTTTTATCCTTATATAAAAATCCTATAGAATTATATGGAGACTTCCCTATAAACTCAGATACTGACCTTTTAACAAGTGATGGAAAATTTTATTATAATCTAGGATTTAATATGGTAAAAAAGGGCATTAAAACATTTGACGAAATTTCTATATTATCTTTTTTAAATGATTATCCTGAACTAAAATTAGAATATGAAGACAAAGGCGGATGGAAATCTATTGAAGATTATACTGATGTTTTAGATGAGAATAATATAGAGGCTTATTATAATGAATTAGTAAAAAACAATTTGTTGATAAAATTAGATAAAAAGGGATTTGATATTGCAACAAACATAAATGTTTTTTCTGAATTAAATACAGCAGATGAAGTAGTAGATTTTTTAGATGCCCAATTAAATTCTATTGCACTAAATATAACTCATGATTTAAAATTAGAGACATTAGAATATACAGAAAAAGATATTCAACGTAAACAAAGTGGAGAACAAATAGGATTACAATTTTCAAAAAGTTGTCCTCTTCTTAATAGCTTTTGTAATGGTGTCCCACGAAAAGGACTTACTATGTTCGCAAGTTATACTAATGGCGGTAAAACAAGTTTTGTATTTGAGAATATTGTAATGCCATTAATAGACCAAGATATCAAAATATGTGTTATTAGTAATGAACAAGATAGTATTGTTTTTAAAGATTTATTATATTTACATGTATTGACAACAGATTTAGATTATTGGGATATAACTAGGACTAAATTAAAAGATTTAGATTTTAATGAGAAAGATTGGGAATATTTTAGAAAAGCAAATGAAATAATTAATACAAAATATAAGTCTAAAATATTATTTCAAAGAGTATATGATTATAGTATGAAAAATGTAAAAAGAACTATAAAAAAATTGGCAAGACAAGGTTTTGAATTATTTGTTTATGATACATTTAAGGTAGATGCAACTACAGATGTTGTTTGGCAATCTTTTTTAAATGACAGTAAAGAGTTGTTCCAAATATCATCTAAGGAAGGAGTGGCAATTATTACTCCAGTACAAATAGCCTTATCTACAAAAGGTAGGGTAAGATATTTAAATGAAGGAGTACTTTCTAACAGTAAACAAATATCTGAAATTTATGAAGAAATATTTATGTTTAGGGATATATGGAAAGACGAATTTTCAAATGGAGAAGAAGGGAAACGTATCATTCCATATAATTATAAGAAGGATATAGATGGATTTACAAATATAAGAGAAGAAATACCAATTACAGAAAATGAAGGAAAACATTACAAAATATTTTTCCATTGTAAGAGTAGGAATGGTGAAGCAGGTAGAACAGTAACATATGAATTTATTCCTAGATTTAATAAATGGAAGGAAATAGGTCTATGCCAAGTAGGCGAAGAGAATAGATTATAAAAAGGAGATGGAGGGATGTCAATTGAAACATTAACACATTATCTAAGCGATAATCCAAACGAGATAATTAAAATCTTAGAGTTAACTGATTTTCATGACATCTCTTTTTATGATGGGAAAAATGAAATAAGATGTGCTTATTATGAGGGAGGCAATCCTACTTCTGTTGCTATTAATTGTAATACTTTACAAACATATGTGTTTAGTAAAGGAATTGGAGGTAGTCTGTTTTATATTATTAGTATCCACAATAATTGGGATTTAAATAAAACTATAAAATTTGTTTTAGATACATTAAAAATAAAAGATATGGATAATATAAAAACACCTTATATATTTAATGGAGTATATAAAAAAGTAAAACATAAAAGAAATATTAAGGAAGATATCTTACCTAAATCTGTTTTAAACAATTATATATTTCACCCAAATATAAGGTTTTTAGAAGATAATATTTCCTTTAATACACAATATAAATTTAATATACATTATGATAATATAAGTCAAAGAATTATAGTGCCATGGTTTAATACTAAAGGAGACCTTGTAGGAATTACAGGTAGATATAATTTTGACAATATAGGAAACAACCCTAAATGGAAAACTTTAAAGAATTTTGCTAAAGGTAATTATTTATATGGTATTTATGAGAACCAAGAAGAAATAAAAAAAGCAGATTATGTTATAATAGGTGAAAGTGAGAAATTTGTGATGCAACTAGACAGTTATGGATATCATAATGGATTAGCTCTTGGTAACTGCACAATTACAGACAAGCAAGCCAGGATAATAAAATCTTTACCAGTAAAAAAAGTTATCATAGCATTAGATGAAGGTATAAGTGCAGAACATATTCTAGCTCAATGTGACAAGTTAAAAGGAGGTATATTTAATACTAATAAAGAGATATGGTGTATTTATGACGGTAATAATACTGTTCTTCCTAAAGGAAGTAAATCGTCTCCAACAGATTTTGGTAAAGAAAAGTTTGAATTATTGTTAAAGAATTATTGTTTTAGAAAGGAGTAAAAGATATGTATAACAAAGAATTATATTTTGCTATCAATAAAAACACAAAAGAAATTTTTAATACAGGATGGTGTGGATATAAAAATAAAGTGTCTTGGGTTGAACTAAGTCATTTAAAAGCTATATTTACTAGACATAACATAGATAAAAAAGATTATAATTTTTATAAAATATTTGTGGAAAATGGTGTTCCAGTTTTAGATAAGGTGGAGATATTATAATGACAGATAAAGAAAAGTTTGAATTATTGTTAGAAAATAAAGAAGAGTATAGATGCTTTATTGATAATGATAGTGTATGGTTTTGTAAGAAGTCGGATATTAATAAATATGATGATGACTGGAACCCACCACCTGACATAGAATTTAATCAATTTGGTTATGAATTACTTAATGAAGTTTTTCAAACTTTAGGTATAGATAGTGAATTAGTATAAGAGGAGGTAGTCATGGATATTAATAGTAAATTAGGAGAAGAAATCTGGTATGGTACTTGGATGACATTACCACTTTATCCCTGGGCTAACGAGAGAAATAAAGTTGATGCTGCTGGGAATATATTTAGAGCTATGCAAAATTCAGGAGTTACTTTTAAAGAATTGTATGAAGCATTAGAAAAATGGGTAAAATTTAGGAACGAAACATTTGGAAGGAATTATGATAATACAGAGGTATACTTAATGAGAGAAAATAAAAGGTTTGGTTTTTTTATGCATCCTAATTGTCCTGAATTTTCTTTATATAATGATTTTAACGAGTATTTAGGTGGGTTTAGAATAGATATTAATGATATACCAAGTGATGATTTTATTGACTGGATAGAAGATATTAGTTATGAATATATAAATAATATAGTACATTGTTCAGATTGTAATAAAGCAATAAAAAAAGATGAGATAGCTGGTAGTTTTTTTGCAGGAATTTATTGTAAAGATTGTTGGGAAAGAGAATGGAGAGAAAGAGAGGCAAATGAAACATATGATTAATAAATTTGATATGATATCAGAAGCTATAAGGTCAAAATATGACGAAAATGTTTCTAAAGATTTGATATCTAATTTAAATAATCTGATTGATAGAGAAACATTTTTATGTGCATTAGAGGCTGCTGGAGTTGACAATTGGTCAGGATATGAATATGCTTATGAAATATTAGAAGAATGGGAGAAAGAAGATGAATAATCTAGAATGGAATGTATATATATATGATTTTAATAATAAAAAAATAAAACCATATAACATTTTTTATAAAGATAGCATACAAGAAATTATTTCAGAAGTATTAAAAGGTAGACCTTTAAAAAATGCTATATTAAGTTGGGCAAAATATAATTATTGGAGCCAAACTGAATATGAAATATTAGTAGGAGGGTTATTTGATACTTTAAACAGCTTTGAAAAAATTGATATTTATGACCAAATAGAAATGAATTTAGACAACATAGCACAATATGTAGAAATCAAATTATTTAATTTAATGGAGGAAGAATAACTATGGTAATTAATTGCAATGATGATGAAATGATTTTAATTGGAGATAATCAACTAGAAGTTAGAATTAATGAAAAAGCATGTAAAGAAATTTCTGATAGATATCACGAATATTTTGAAGATAACGATTATATAGAAGAAAGTGACCATGTAGATGAGGCAACAGTTATGAAGGATATATATAATATTGTAAAAAAATATATTGATAAACACCCATTAGGAGTTACAATTGGTGGGGAATATGTGGAATACAATGATAATGCTCAAATTGATGCAGTAGAATTATTTGCTGATATTATGGAATACTATGCAGGATTGGAGATGTAAATAATGGATAATGATATGATTTTAGATTTATTACTTTTTCTGAAGGATACTGAATATCTAGTAGAAGAAGACAGTATTAAAGTATGGATTAGTTTTAATGATTTAGAAGAATTTGTAAATATTTTTGGATATGATGAATTCTGTGATTGTAGTAAGGATGTTAAATTGTTATATGATTGTATCGCCTTTGATTTGCAAGATTTTTTATGGGGGTATTGTACAGAAGATATTAATTATATTAGGAACAAATTAATAGAATGGAGTTTTTAGAATGGATGTTAATAATAAAGAAGATATAGAAAATGCTAAAGGACATTTGGAGTGGCTATTAAATATAGGAGCATTAGATGACGAGGATGAGCCATATATAAATTTAATTTTAGATTATATTAAAGACCTAGAAAACAAAATAAAGAAATATAAATATTCTGAAATACCATATCTTAAAGGATATATACAAGGGTTAGAAAAAGGGATAAAAGAAAATAAAGATAAAGATGAATTTTATAGAGTTTCTTGGAAAGAAAAACACTATCAAGATTATATGTATCCATTTGGATATGATTATACTAAAACTAGCTACTTAGACAATCAGACAAAAGAAAAATTTAATGAAAAATAAGGAGGTCAAAATGGAAATAAGCGAACAAATAAAAAAAATAAGGCAAAGTGGGAAAACTATTTATTCTATCAGTAGGTTAAATACGGTAGATAATTGTGGTTGGGAATATTGGCAAACTTATATGGAACATTTATTACCTAAAGATAATATATATAGTTTTACAGGAACACGCATACACAAATGTTTAGAAGATTTACAAAATGGAAAAAAATTAGATTTCCCAAATGAGATAAAAAAAATTCTAAAGGAAGCTACTCTATTAGATATTAATTTTCCTAATGATAGTATAGAAGAAAAATGGACAAAGGATATTATGTATTTTGCCACTCATTATAATCCACCACACTATAATAAAATAGAAACAGAAAAACAATTTTTAATTGAATTAGATGGAAATTACTTACAAGGTATTATAGATTTAGTAATATATAATGAAGATGGAAGTATCTCTATTAGAGATTATAAAACAAGTAGTAAATTTTCAAATACTGACTTAGAAGAAAAAGGAAGACAGCTAATATTATATGGAATAGTAATGGAAAACTTAGGATTTGTTATTAGAGATTTAGCTTGGGAAATGTTGAAATATGTAGAAATAAGTTACAAATTAAAAAATGGTAAAACACGAACCACTATAGCAGAAAAAGGCTTTATTGTAGAAAAACTAAAATCAGATATTATAAGAGAACTAAAATCATTGAAAAAATACAGTGATTTAGAAATAGAAAATATGGTAGATATAGCAATTGATAATAACTCTTTAGATAATATGCCCGAAAATATACAAAAAAAATATACAATAAAAGATTATATTTGTTATTATGAATATACTGAGGAAAGAAAAAAAGAAACTCGAAATTTCATCAAAGCTAAAATCGAGGAAATAGAACAATTTAAAGATGATATATCTTGGTGGGAACCTAAAGAAATAACACCATATACTTCATTTTATTGTGCAAATTTGTGTAACCACAGAGATAATTGTGAGTATTTTCAAGACTTTAAAGAAATGCAAGAAATGCTAAACGAAGAAGATGAAGATACAATAGAAGATGAAGCAGAAAAAGAATTATTAAAATTTTTATAAAACACTTGACAAATTAATTATATTGTAGTATAATAAAGAAGAGGTGATAAAGTGCTAAGAAAAATAAGTACAATGAAAGAATTAGAAGAGATATTCAATGAGGCTTTAAAAGAACATGCACAGAGTGTAGCTGTAGAATTAACTATTCCAGGACAAAAAGATACAGAGTTTATTGTTAATAGATATAGAAGCATAAAAAATAAGTTAAATTATTATAAAAGAACTTACAATGAAAGTTTAATACATAATAAGGTATCTTCTATAAAAATTTTATCAGCTGGATGGGGAGATGCTGATTTATGGTATTGATATAAAACAGATTGATAGGAGGAATTATGTTTGTTAATTTTGGATTTGAAGATATTGCAATAGAAGAATGTATTATAGAAATAAAAATAGGTAATAAAATACAAAAACAAAAAATTCGAGCAATTCCAGATATAATACAAATGCAATTTGAACAACTTTTACAACAA